CTGGTTGCTCAGCGCTTAGCACTATCTATGTGAGCGATAAGTGGAGTGTTGCGAATGTGACCAGCTCTAACAGCATGTTCGGCTCTTGCTCCAAGCTACCGAACTTCAATAGCTCGGTGGTGGATAAGACCAATGCGCACTACGGCTCGGGCGGCTATCTGACGTATAAGTCTGCATAATAGTGATGTATATACAAAATCTTATGGGAAAATAGATTGAAGCTATATTAAATAATTTATTAGTAGTCATATAATATATGCAATGAGACGCTTTATTAAATTACCACTTAAAACGCTCATTTTATACGTATTTTATACATGATTTATGCATAATTTTAATATAATATGCAATTATTTTGTATATATAGATTAAATATATTCATTTATTTGTATGTTTAGTATAATTAAATAATTTATATGCATAAATTTAATGATTTATACATATAATTAAATACTTTGTATGTATAAATCAAATACATTGTATATATTATTAAATACTTTGTATATAAAAATTAAATATATTTAATTGGGGCAGTGTATATAAACACTGCCCCTCTCTTTTTTTGAATAACAATAGACAGAATATTTTTAGACACACAAAAGGAGGTGCCATATGTACGAAATAACCTGTTTGGATTTAGATGGCAATAGTATTGACCATTTAACACAGTGGGACGTGGATCAACAGCTTGTAATTGTCATTAATGGTTGTGATGATGACTATCTTTCTATTGCTCCAAATGTTCACTTCAGCAATTCAAAGAGAAAAGATGAAGCTCTGGTTGTTCGTTCTACTGTAACCAATAACAATACTATTACTGTTGATATACCAAACATTTTATTGCAAGAACCATATCCTTTGCTCGTATATGTTTATCTAACTGATAGCGATAAAGTAACATCTAAAAAATCGCCTCAGAAAACTATTTTGTCTACTGAGATTCCTATCAGAAAAAGAGCGAAGCCAAGCAAGTATTCTTATGTTGAAAATATAGAGCGTATTACTGCAAAACAGCTTAAGAAGGAAATAAAGCAGGAGATTGTCGATGAGATAAACCAAGCTGATATTTCGTTTGAGAACCTTTATCTTATTGATAATGTCCTTAACAGAATATATCAGGTTTATATGTCGGATGATAAGCTTTGCTACACACGAGTTAACACAGAGGAAGTTCCTTTGAGAAGCATAACATTTAAAGATAGAAAAACTGGTAGTAAGAACAGCATCTCTATTAGCAGCAATAAAATGGTTCTTACTGTAGATGTAGATTAATAAGGAGGTGTGTGTATGGCTACTGTTTATAAAGTATTAGACCAAAGAGATAGAACTGAATTAGAAACTTCGATTAATGAGTTAAACAATAAAGTTTATGAAAAGGAAGCTAACCTTCAAAATAATATAGACAACCTTGAGTCAAGACACGAAGAGCTGAAGGCTTATGCTGAAAATAATAAATCTCTTATTGATGAGCTTACAACAGATAAGATTAGTCATAGTGAGATTGTAAATGAAGTTGATTCAACTACAGCAACTAGCGAGGTGGCAAGAAACGTTCCTCTTAGTGCTGCTTACGGCGGCATTCTTTACAATCGTGACCAATCTTTACAGACCCAAATTAATACCAATAAAGATAGTATCAAGACCGAAACAACTCGCGCTACAAATGCCGAAGCTGGGTTAGATTCTCGTTTACAAACAGTTGAAAACGATATTAATACTTTCTTGGAAAATGCAGACCTTAGCGAAACTGCAAAAGATACGTTGAGAGAGATTCAAGATTATATTGATAGTGATGTTGAATCTGCTGCTCAAATGACTGCATCAATTCAAGCAAACGCCGATGCAATTAGCGATGAGACAACTCGTGCGACTAATGCTGAGACTGAACTTAATATTAATAAGATTAATTATAGTGATATTGTTAACACTCTTTCTTCTAGCCTTGCAACCGATGAATCTGCTGCTACTGTTCCATTAAGCGCAGCACAAGGTGGTGTTCTTTTCAACCGTACTGAAAGCGCAATATCGCTTGCTGGTGAAAAGGTAGCAAAGGCTGACATTGCAGACAATCTTACTACTACTGATGCTACAAAAGTGTTATCTGCTAAACAAGGCAATGTACTAGATACTAAGAAAGTTAATGTATCTGATATTGTCAATGACTTAACTACTGGTGGCATTAATGTTCCATTAAGTGCAGAACAAGGAAAACTTCTTAACAGTAATTTGTCCACTATTGCAGAAGCAAGAATTCTAAAGGCTTCTATTGTTGACAATCTGACTACAGATGATGCAACGAAAGTATTATCTGCCAGACAAGGTAAGTTGCTTAATGATAATAAGATTAATTACAGCGATATAGTGAATACTCTTACAGATGACCTTGGAGAAGATGAAGCCGCTGGAAGCAAACCTTTAAGTGCAAAGCAAGGTGGTATTCTTTATAATCGCACAAGAGCGGCTATAACTGGAATTTCTGAACATAACACTAGCACTGATGCCCACAGCGATATTAGAACTGCTATTGGAGATTTATCTGATACGCTTACTGAAATGATTCCAAAGACTGATATTGCAAACGATTTAACTACAGAAGATGCAAATAAAGTATTGTCTGCAAATCAGGGCGCTGTTCTAGACACTAAGAAAATCAACTACAGTGACATAGTAGATACTCTTACTGCTGATTTGGCTACAAGTGAAGATGCCGCTGGTGTTCCTTTAAGCGCAAAGCAGGGCGGTATTCTTTATAATCGTACTGCCGAGGCAATAAGAATCGCTGGTGAAAAAGTTGCAAAGACTGATATTATTGATGATTTGACTACTGCTGATGCCACCAAGGTTTTGTCTGCTAATCAGGGTGCTGTACTTTATGGTTTGATTCAAGAACTAATTGAAAGAGTCAACGCACTTGATGGTGGTGGATCTACAACTGAATAATCTACAACTACTTCATAATTTTATAGGTAGTTTTAGATAAATAATGTTGTTTGTGTTGTTCGTTTTAAGGAGGTCATTATGACTAACCCGAATTTCTCTCCTACTTTTTCAACAAACGAAATTTGGCGCGATGGTGATACTACTAGGTGTCTAACTGATGACTTAGACGCTATGGATGCTATCCATAATGCCTTGCCAACTACTTATGCTTCTATTAGTCATACTCATAGCAATTATCTGCCACTAAGCGGAGGAACCATAACTGGCAATTTAACCGTTAATGAAGATATTATCATGCCAGTTGAAGGATCTATATGTGGAAAGACTTCAAGTGGTGCTACAAAAAATGTATTTGTTCCATTGTCTAATGGTGGAAATACTGCAATAGGATATGATAACTATCAGAACTCTGATGGCAATACGAATATCTATGGTGATGATATTTGCATTTGGAGTCGTGAAGCTGGCCTTTCCAATAGTTCATATGGCGTTAACAAGGTATTGTGGAGTGGAGCACAATATATGAAAGCAGATACAACCATAACGCTTTCCAGCAATGTATCTGCTCAACCTCATGGGATTGTTCTCGTTTTTAGCGCATATACTGTTGGCACTGGTGAAGTTGATGCGCATTGGCATAATTTCTTTGTTCCAAAATATGATATAGGCATAGATAGCGGAGGTGGATATTCTTTCATACTTGAGAAAGGTGGGAAGTTCTATAAGAAGTACTTGTACATTAACAATGGAGAGATAAACGGACATTCTGATAACAACAACTCGTCTTATTCTCTACATGGACAAACTGTTGACAACAGAAATTTCGTATTGAGATATGTTATTGGAGTATAACTTAGAACGCAAATAATTTAGGGAGACAGATTAATTTCTGTCTCCTTTTTTTTACGGTTTTATTTAACTTCTTCTTTTCTCCACTCTTCAAGAGTACGATAATCATTCTCTTCTCTAATTGCTTTTATCTCAGCGATTTCTTCTTCTGTCATTTCTAAATCATCGTCCTCATCTCTATCAAGTTCAATAAGCAGCTCATTATGGATTGATTCAATCTGCTTTTGCAAGTCATCAAGTTTATTTAAAAGACGTTCAACTGTTTCTTTATTTAATGCCATTGTAAACGTCACTCCTTGGCAATATTTTTTCTATATTGATTATACCACGTTCTAACTCTGGCGTGAACAACACTCGATAATCCCCAACTCGTAAACGATACAGGTTATCTACGCCGCTAAGTTTCTTTATCCTATTAGTGTTGTCTGGAAGCTTGTTTATCTCATGTTCGATTCTATTTGAATCTGATTCACTTTGCTTCTTTAAGTATTTGAATGCCTGTTTAGAATACCTTATGTCCATTCATGATGCCCCTCCCCTTTTGTTTATCATATCATGTATATGTTGAAATTGTTGTTTTAATGCTTGCAATTAGATTGTACACAATTAAATTGCATATAAAAAAAACAGATGGTTAATGCCATCTGTCTAGCGCGTCTAATATAAATTGCCTTACCTGTTTTTTATCTGACTCCTTAAGTGTATTGTCATACCACGTATTATTGTAATCAGCCCACGATTCATTGAATGGAATATTAGATTTTATCATCTCCGCCAATATCATTTTAGCTGCTTGGTTTGGTTTGAATAGCTCTGTCATATTGCTCACCCTCCAATACAATTATAAAACAAAAGACCCCCTAATGGGAGTCTAATGACTGTTATGTTTTATCGTTTATTTTAAGTAGGTTGCGTAAACTTATCTGAAGGAAATGGACTGTTGTGCTTACGCAATTCCATACTCAAATTTGACGCAAAACCATACTACCTAGATATAAGGTTGCGTATATTTTACCCAAATTTAGGATTTCCTCAACCCCTTGTATATCAAGGTCTTATAAATACTTACTCGTTGTTATCTCCTAGAACTCCAAATGTTAAGCCCTTGTATATTTTACTTTATTTATATGGAGTTTGCAAGTGTATTTTATTATTTTACGCAAACGTTACGCAACTGTGTAAAAACGCAAAAAATAAATTTGCGCAGTTTCTTACGCAAATCAATATTTTACGCAAATACGCAAATGTACAACATAAAAAAAGACTTCCCATTATAATAGGAAGTCTTCCGCTTTTGCTATTTCTTCATTCAATTTTGTTTCTAAAAGATGCGTATATTTTAGAGTAGTTGCATAAGATGTGTGACCCATGATTCTTTGTATAACTACTGGATCTAATTTTTTCTCAAAGCATCTTGTTGCGAATGTGTGTCTAAATGCATGTGGGTAGATATGTTCCATTTCTTGTGGCTCTCTACCTTCCATTGCTGCATTGTATCTTTCTTTTTCATTTATGTTCTTCAATACTTTTTCAATGTTATGTGAAAGAGCATATCTTGTTACTGGAGAACCCAGTGTTGTAGTGAATACTAAATCACCTAGTTCTGGTCTTAATCTCCATCTACTACCAAGCTTGGCTTTGTATCCATCTTGTTTTACACGCCACGCTTTAAGCAGTTCTCCTACGTTTCCGAAAAACGGAATACTTCTGTAGCTGTTGCTTGTTTTTGGAGTTGTCAGATACTCCATCTTTTTACCTTCTACATACCCAACACTTAAACTACGTTGTATTTTAATTGTTTTGTTTTGCCAGTTTATATCATCCCATTGCAAGCCGCTAAATTCGCCAATCCTCATTCCTGTTAATAATAGAATTTGATAAGCTTCATTATAATACTCATGTTGAATTTCATCTAAAAACATTTTCATTTCACGAGAACTCAAAACCCTGCGCTCTTGTACGGCTTCATTCTCATCTTTAATTGCTATGTTGATACATGGATTTGTTTTGATGATAGAGTTCATAACAGCTATATCCAAACATTCCCTTAACACACCAAGCGCTTCTCTTACTGTTCTTGCTTTGAATTTGTTGAGAAGATCGTTTGTTGTATTTTGCATGTCCATATGAGATATATTTTCTATTTTTCTATCTCCTATTGCTGCAACATAGGTGTTTGTTACTTTTCTATGATATGCTTTTTTAGATACTTCACTTTTTAAGCTCGGCTCTTTGTACTTCTCAAACCATTCTTCAAACCATTCTTTCAATGTAAGATTTGGTCTAATATTCTTTTCATCTCTTAATACTTTTGCTTTCTCTTCTTCAAAGCGTTTTTTCAATGTTGGCAAATGCATATCATACAAGCATATTTTAACACCATTCACCATCGCACGAGCTTCGTAACGTTTGTCTTTGCGTTGAGAATATCCGCGTCCCAAATCTTTCCCCCGTAAATCTTTACCCATCTTTGTTCACCTCTTGTTGCATTATTCTGTAATGATTGAATCTTTGTTACAACTTTATTCTATATTAAATTTATATAGATTACAAAAGATAAGTTCTCTGAAGGAAAATTGCAAATACAGTTGTCACTTGTTACCGCTATTGTAATCTTTCATTATCTTTTTATGTTCACGATAATCAGATATGATAGAAACAATTTTTGTATATATATTAAGTTTTTTCATAGTTGTTGTAATCCACCTTTATGTTGATATAAGTAAGGGGCTTGTTACAGCCCCTATATAACATATATATTTATTTGTTTAAATTAAGGAATAAACTTTTCATACATATTGCTAAAGCCAGATTCTCCAATATTGAGATATCCCCCATTATGAAGCAATTGCGAAATGTCTGTAATAAATGCGTTATGGTCACTTTGCTTTTGCTGTTCGACAAAATTTTTTAGTTCCCTATACTTCGCAAGATACCAGTCGCTCTTCTCCATATCTTCTTTGCCGCCCTTGTTCAAGGCTCTCTTTCGATACTTGTGAGCATTTAACTTGCAGAAAGACATGGTTTCTTCTTCGCCATATAAAAGAACCATTTCATCTATACACTCCATACCAGAGCTGGTGTAATGAGAAGGGTGATTAACAGCATCGTATTCCTGCTCATCTTCTTCATATTCATCACAACAAATAGTTGGTGCATCATACATGTGCTTTGCATATTCACGAATACGATTGATGCCGTCTAGGTCTCCTTGAAATGAAACAATTGCTGCGCAATCAGTAATTTGCTTTAGATAAGTTTCTTCTATCATTATTATTCTCCTTCCCCAAGTACAAGTTCCTTAAAATAAGGAAGTGTTTCTACCCACTCACAGAATTCACGCCATTCAGGAAGACGGTGATTTTTACGCTGATAGTAAATAGTCTTAAGCTGCCTGTAATTTGTTGACATTGCAGCAGTTAGCTTAAACCCACAAGGATTGGTATAAAGTAGACGCAGATAATCTTCTTTATCTTGAGTTTCATTATACTTATCTTTTAGTTCATTCATAATATTGATAACTCGTGGATCAACATAATCAATGTACTGTTCATCCAAATCAAACTTGCTGATGCGATGCATGGTTGACTGACTAGAGATAAAATCTAGGAAGTTATATCTTTCGGCCTCAGTCCACGCCTTAACAGTAAAGGTCAAGTCAAATTGTACGATAATGCCAGTAAGAAACTGGTCGTGTCCAGTCCCCATCTTACAAGAAGCAAGTTTGCCAGTAGTCTTAGTGATATCACTATTAACATCGTCTACATTGACAGCCATAGGAAACTTGCTTCCTCTAACAGCATTATCAAGCCCATAAACATGAACATTGCTAACTACCATCCATATCCTCCTTTAACATATAACCTTATTAATTATTATTCTTATATATTGTAACAATTAACTTTTATCTACGCAATATCTATTTCATCTTTTACGATTCTTTCATTAACACTCATTGTGAACTCTTTGATTCTGTTGTAATCTGGCTTTTCTGGAAGTTCAGTATGAATCTTATCGTATTCAAGTCTCTTTTCAAGTTCATCTACAATCTCAAAGAACTCGCTAATTGGCTGGTTGTTATCATCAAGATATTTGCCGTTACGAATATCCATAAGAAAATCATGTTCTGCTTCTCGATAAGTTACAATCTTACCATGTTCAAGAATATCAAAGCACATAAAGTATAAACGAACAAGATGGCACATATGTTTCCCAAGCTTGTCATATCTAATTGCTTCTCTGTTTCTGCCAGTCTGCTCAAGCTTCGCATAGTCTTTGACAACGTTATTTAATGCGCTCCACATAGACTTATAATCACGTAGAGGATAATGAGTTAGATTTACGTCCATGAATATCTCTTTGTCATATTCATCATTGACTGCATCATCTATATAAAGTTTGATCGCATCTTCTGGATATTCAAAAAACTTGTTCTTAAAGTCAACAGTAGCATTCTTTACGCTATTTAAGATATGTGCTTCTTTTTCTGCTTGTTCTAAACTACGAGCAGACTTGTTATCCAAGCGTCTTAGCTGTGCTGTTGCATATCCACCAAAAGATTGAATGACCTTTTTTGAAAGAAACATATCTGCGTTGTCAAGCAGTTCTTGGCCGATTGGTGATAGATATAGATAATGCTCTTGTTTAAGACCAAGACATTCAAGTACATTTGGATTAGCTTTCAACAATAAATCAATCAATTTATTGAATGAGTAAATCGTGGTGTCAGTTTCCCGATTCACGACCTGTTCAAAATTTTCTCTTGCAAGAATCTCAGCTTTACTATTCAAAGCGCAGCCACGCACATCAAGATCTGATGTTTCTACATTTGTGCCATATGCGTGGCTACCACCAAGGCAAAGCATAATAATATTATTGCCTAAATGCGGATTGTCTCTAAGAAAGCTATATTCATCTGATGCAACCTTGCGTTTGATTTCTTCAATATTCATATTACACCTCATATATACGTCAAAAGTATAACAATAGCGTTATACTTTTGACATTATAGCATATAACTTTATTACTTAACTATTATAATAAGCGTCAATATTTTTGCTGAGATATTTGAGATATTCAGTCCAAAAACCGCGCATATAAATATACTCTTTTACTTGTCTGCTAAGCTTTTCTTTCTTCATATCTTGCTTGATATCAAATTGCCTATCTTCGGTATTCTTTCTAATCTTTCTCTGCATACTAGCAAGAAACTTTTCATTTAGATTCTTGAACAGCAGCATATCATTCTTGCCAACTTTACTTGAAACTTCTTTGTACTTCGCCATTTCTTCATCAGGAATAACAACGCTTTTGTTTTTGGGAAGGTTTTTAGTGCTAAACGGTGAGATATTTGCACCGCTAGTCCTAGCCTTCATAATCTCTGCTACAGGCTCTATGTCTGATGCTAGGAAGTTGAATAGCACTTCTTCGTCAGTCTCATCATAGTTTGTATATTTTATGCCTTGCTTTTTAAGTGCCTTACAGATATTACGTCCACGAGTCTTAGAAGGGATATACGCAGTAAGTACACCCTTACGAGATTCATTTAGCCCCCAATATGTTATCTTCATGCCGTGTTGACATGCTATATAAATCTCTGTATCTGGGTCAATACCTCCATCTTGAGTTCTGGGAAAATCGTTTGTATCTGTACATAACTCAGGAAGCAATCTGTAAACAGATTTATATTTCATCATATAATTAGCCATTTAATCACGTCCTTAACACTATGACCTTGGACTAAACTCACCGCACCAATTGTCTCCAAATGTAACAGGATGGTCAACAAGTGGAAGTCCCATGTATGGTTCTTCATAAATAAGAGTACCCATGTTAGTAATACCAGATACACATGGAATACTAGGCGGATACCTATGGCACGAGCCACCTTCTGCCCATAAATTGTTGCTATTTGGATTCTTCTCAAGCTCATATGAATACCAATATTTGCAATTCATGCAGCATTCTTCTTGTTCTTCAGTTACAGTATCACTCTCTTCGTTAAATGGAACTTTTACAACTTCATCGTCTTGCCAAGACCAGCCGCAACTTTTACATACCTTCTTGTTAATCGGCGGATAACATGTTAATGAAATATTCAATAGCTCGCCTCCACACTTAGGGCATGTTTCAATAATATAAGCCATCTATTCCCCCTTTGAAACCGTGTTTTTATAGGTAATCTGCCGCATTAATTTCTTCAATATTATTGATATAGCCAATCGATGATTGATGGTCGCTTAGCCATATATCAAACACTTGTTGCAAACTGCTTTGTAATTGTGCTATATCTTCTTTCTTAAGGTAATACCAATCAAGATAGTTTTCTGCCGCTTCACCGCATACATCATACGCTTCTTCTTGCGCATATTCAATAATACGTTCTGCATCTATAGTCGGCTGAAAATCAAATACTCTGCCAATGTAGAAAACACCTGATGGTGGATCAGGATAATCATCACCAAACAATTCAGTTCCAATATCATTTAATGCATCTTTGTATTGTTCGACACCATCTGCAATTGCATCTTCACGAGAATCAAATTCATCGCCGTACCAAATACCATCATTGTATCTATTATTAATCCAACTGCCCATCGCTTACTCACCATCCTTTTGAAAATCTAACAACCTACCAATTCTCTCAATGGCTTGTTCTGGCGTATGACCGTCCCATGTTGGAGCATATTCAATCTCTTTGCAGTCAAACATATCCCAATACGGATCAATATCATAATGATAGGTTGCTTGACCATATGGAGTATTAATGCCAACAATAAACATGCCATCAAACATACTACCATCATGATGCTTCTTAGATTTCCAACAGAAAACAGAATAATTATGAACAATTACACTGAAAAGAACAGCACGATGATGGTATAGCTCATTGAAAGTATGATATCCATCAGAAGTGTCACCATTAATATTACGTGCATTCCACGCTTTAATGGCCTTATCTTTATAGTTAAAGTGATAATCACCTTCACAAAGAAATTCCTTGGTTCTAACACCGCAATCGTTATTTAAACATTTGACATATGCTCCAAATGAATAGCAGCCATGACCAGTACAGATATCTTTTTCTATAAGTTTTGCTTCTCCGCCGCAGCACGGGCATGGTTCCAATTCACTACTTTGCTTCATCTATTTCCCCTCTGTTCCACGATACGATTGCAAAATAATCAGCAATCTTTTTTTTACCTCTTGCTCCACAAGGACAAGCAACACGATACAACCTTTTGCATCCTGGCACATGCGAAGAGAAACTGTGTAGTAATTCAACGTTCTCAATATCATCAATTGGAATGTCGGCATACCAAAGCTCGGCAGCATCTCCACCGCATAGCCTGCATGGTTTCAACTCTTCCATTATGCATCCTTAAAATATTTTATCTCCATATAATATCGAGATATTACACCATATAGACCGCTAAACAAAGACCACTCTGGCTCATCACAGCATTCCATATTTTCATATGCCCATTCATAAATCTCATGTAGATAATCTTCGTTATTTCGTTTTACATACCCGTGTCGTGTTGCTACTTCATACAATAATTGTTCATTTATTTCGTCACTAATAGCCTTTGAAAGACCTTGCATATCAATATGGCTAGTAATCTTAACGCTTAATCCTTTGTTGCTATGCTCAACATCTTGGCTGATATAATCTCCAATATTAATTGATTTACACATAATTGCTCCTTAAAATAACTGTTTTAAAAATAATCAAAAATAATACCACTCCACCCAAGTGCTGCTCTTTCATTATTCAGAGAAACAAATTTAATATGATGCCCGCAAATAAATATACTATTATATATTTTTCTTGTTTCATATTGTATTCCTAGTTCGTCAAGAAAATCGCACATGTCTCGTAATCTTATTTTTACATCGCTAGGATAATAGCACATAACCAACACATTATTGTCTACAGCAGATGAAAGAAGCTTATAGAAATATCTGTACCTCTCTTGATTGATATTCATTTTGCGATCCATTAAAATATCCATTTTAAACAGATTATAATTTTACTCTAACCCATGCTCTTTAAGAAGTTCGTGATATATTTCAGTCCAATTTCCGCCTTCGATTCTTGATTTCAAAAGGGCATAATTCTCAAGCTCTTTTCTCTTATTCTTTGCCACTCTTTCTTCCTGCTCAATACGAATGCGCTCTTCTTCTTCTTTGATTAGCTCGGCGTAATCATCATCGTCTCCGCATTCTAGCTCTACTATATCGTAGCTTTCACACTTACCTGTCAAATCGAGATAATCCATATACATTTCTGCTTGCTTTTCATTTGTGAAATACTTATCTGTGAGGTTTATGGTTTCTCTGCCATAGTCACTAAAAAAATCATAGTCAATGCTATATACAAAATAAACTGTGTCGCTCATATCTGCCCATCCAATCAATATTGTTCATCATCTTCTGGAAATAAAATTTGCTCTCCTTCTTCAATAAGACCATACTCAAGCAATAAATCACTTACTTCTCCACAAAACAGATCATAATCATACCATCCGAGTTCATCAACATATTCAATAACATCATTAAGTCCATGTTTTTCACAAGCATAATCAAATGCTTTTTGCCACCCATATGTTCCTTCAGAATATGCCATATCACCGTAATAAGTTAGAGTGCTGTTTAGTTCAAGATTGAAAACATCGATAAACTTATTTGGGAAATCGGACAAAACTTCCTTGGTGAGTTTATCTTTTATTTCTTTTGGCATTTTATATTTCATATCGGCCCAATCAAAAATAGTTGTTTTAATAGTTAATTAGATTTTCAATGTATTCTCTGCCTTTATCCTTAAAGATTGGAATATCAATATCAACATACCAATGAGTGCGTTCGCTATCCAGTTCTGGAATCTTAACACAACAGCTTCCACGCTTTAAGTGTGTCGGCAAATCGTTCCAATTAATACCTCTTTCTGTTAGAAGCATGTTTTGAATATCGTTGCAAGACTTGTTCTGTAGTTCCTTATGACTGAAGTTTGCCTGACCAACAGACTGAATGCTGTTTCTAGTAGCATCAAGCTGTCGCCAATAAATTAGATTTGTTACTTCTTCTTTTGGAATGTTAAATACCCTAGCATCAAACATTGCACCTTTGTTCATTGCGTCTCCATAAACAGAACGCAATTCTTCAGCGGGTGTTTCATATAAGCGCTTTACAACTGCATTTTTAAAATATTTGCTAAATGCAACAGTAGCCATGCTTGCTGCAATACTGCACATTTTTTGTACTTCGTAATCAAACCATGCAGACGAATTGAGCTTCTTATAATCAACAAGAATCAAAGTTATTTCATCTGATTGAGTATACCCTAATACACAACCTTGAATGTTTTCACATAAATACAACATGGTTCCATGCATAGCTTCAATCAACACATCATCAAAAGGCTTATTGAATCCTCTTGTAAATGTATGGAATGCTTTCCCGTCCAGTCTGATTGCAACTGGTGTTCTGCGCATCAGCTTTGTCTTTGGAATTTGTTCATAGTATTCCTTCATTCTCTTGCCAAGCTCATCATTTACAGGCATGTCTATTCGTCTCCTTTAAAACGGTCATTTTAATAACTACAATTATCCTCTATACAGATGTTCGCTAAAAATAATTTCACCACAATCAGCGCATTTCCATATGGATCTTTTGCCACCGCTCCAATTAATTTCGTCTCCGTAAATATTGCGAACGAACTTCTTGTTCTTATGTCTACATAGAAGCTTTTTGAAAAATATCTTAATAACATCCAACATTTATTACTCCTTAATTCTCATATTCTTCAAGTGTCAGTTGCTCGATTCTATATAGAATACACTCATCGTCTGGACAGCAATTAACCTCGCTGCAATGAAAACAAAATGTAGTTATTTCATCGAGTACTTCTTTAGCGTATTCGTTCATTGCCACTCCTATATTAATAAGCCCAAGAAACATTCTAGTTCCTTGGGCATTATAGCATATAACTTTACCAGTTGTATATAGATTTTTAATTATTAAAATCTCTTACTTCAAAATCAATAATCTCATACTTAATCTTTGCCTTGATAAGATAATAGATTGCTTTAATCATACTATTAGTTTGATAACATTCGTTCCAAATTCCTTCATATGGATAATTAGCGCAGTGAATCATATACTTGCAGCCCATAAATTCACTCCTTTCAAATAATTCTTTTAATGCTCTGTACACTTTGCAACGCCATAATACAAATTTGTTTTAGGGTAAAACATGTCTTCGTCATTCGGCCTACATTTATTATATTGAACTTGATATCCAAGGTCTTTCATTTTTTGAATATTGTTTTCATCAACACTAATAAACGGCTCGCTTTTACCATGCCCACAACAACAGCCAGTTGTTTTGATTCCCATTTCCCATAGGAAAATAACTTCTGATAGCAAACATTTATCAATGCTTACTAGCTTAGGTTTCTTTTTGCTATCATCTTCATGATGAGCCTTGCATAACCACGGTACATAAATATTATATGCACATTGATATGTGCCATAGCTAATATCTTTACACCTGATATCTTTTTGCCAATAAGCCATATTGCATCACGCTTCTTCGAAATACTTCTTAAAAAAGTCTAACAGCTCATCATCTTCTACAAAGAAAATATCACGGTGTGTTTCATGATTATATTCTTTGGTTAAATTATCAATGAGTTGACCAAAACGCCACTGTGGAACCTTATGCCACATCCTTGCAAGCTCATTACAAAACTCATCGATTCTATTTGGGTCTCTCATGTTTTACATTACCTCTTTTCTTATCCAATCAGAGAACGCTTCATCTCAGTTCGCACATCATCTAGAATACATTCGTAGCTGCCACGAGAAGCAACCCATTCATTATCAATATACAGGTCATATACGTTATCGCCGCGAAGCTTGATGGTAATGTCGAACTTCTTGATGGTCTTGATGGTTTCGTTGCTCATAATAACACTCCTTTGAAAGTTATTTTTACCTCTTAAATTTTACTGGTATAATAAACCCTGCTCTTTTATTGATTCTTAATTCATCGTAATCATGTTCGCTTAATTCAAAACGCTTTCCACACATATCGCAAGTATAAACAAGTTTTTCCCTATTATATGCATGAATAATACCGTTGCAATAATCACAATGTAAATAATCAAAATCTGTAATCACTATATATCCTTTGAAATTCGTATTTTAATAGCAATAAGCCACTATATATGGTATGAACAATCTAAATCAAACACAATATATAGTGGCTTACGTTTTATATTTTTTTATCAACAGTAACTATTGTATCGTTGTGCCAGCCACCGTGAGCAACAAGAAGTATCTCTTGAATCTCAAACCCGTTTGAGCTTCCTATCCCTCCGCTATTCCAACCGCAGGTTATGCAGTGTCCTCCCTTGCGTAATATTCTTGCAATCTCTTTCTTTTGCTTCGTCCAATATGACGCTTGTGTGGTTTGCATATTGACTGACATGCCAAGTTTTCTATAGCATTCTGATACCTGTCTAACAGAATATGGAGGGTCGTATAGCACTAGGTCTACGCTTTCATCTTCGAACATCTTGAGAAAGTCTGTAGCGTCCATATTATAATCAGTATCATATTGCGTGTCTATATCATTTGTTATCATAGCTATCTTGCTGTCATTAGCAAATGGGTCGATAGATACGCAGCCTTCTACGTTATATTTATCGATAAGCTCTGCAATCGGTTTTATATTAAACGTCTTGCTGCTTGGCATAGCCCACTTTCTGTTGATGTTCATACACACTCACAATCGTTAATCTATCGGTCGGTAGAACCAAGACCGCCGTTTCGCTCTTCGGTAACATTATCATCTAGCGTAATGCCAAATGGAACAAAGATTCCCTGACAGAAAGCATCGCCAGCATTAATCCTTACATTCTTTGCAAGCGAGCTATCATTTACCAGCTTGATAAAGATGTGTCCCTCATTATCAGAATAAGCATAATCACCATCGATAATACCAACAGTGTTTGCCATAGACATACCATACTTGAATCCGTGACCGCTTCGGGGAAACTCCATCAGAACCCAACCGTCATACATCTCACAGCGGATACCAGTTGGAATCTTGATAGACTCATCTGGCTCAAGCGTAAAACTCATAGGTGCAAAGAAGTCATATCCTGCGCTCTGCATGGTAGCTCTCTTTGGAAGCTTGATAGAATTATAGATGCTGCGAATATGCTTGTTCACTTCTTCTTCGGTCAAGGTTGAACCATCGGCAATCTCTGGAAAAGTATCAATCCAGTCCTTGCGGAATTGCGAATATGAAACGCGGCTAAACTCTGCCATTTTCTGCATTATAAACACCTTTCTTATCGTAATGCCAAACTTACTATTAACATTTGTCGATAGTAAGTTTGGCGCATACAACCTTAATTATTATAAAGCACAATCTCTCCAGATGCAATGCTCTTATTCACATCGATAACCCTTTGGTTTGTGCTACCAACCCACGGACAGTTTACATCAGCAAGAGACTGGACAAACCTACCATCAACTAGCACATCACACATTTTAACAATCTCTTTGCGCATTGACAACATCGAATCTCTTTTAGGGTCAAAAATATCTAATACAGCTGGCTTAAAAATCTGTTCCCAAGTCATACCAGTGTAAAGCCAAATGGTCTTTTCTGGATAACGTTTCTTGATGCAAGAAACAAGATTAAACACATCATTAAGATTGTTGTAATACAATGGGTCTCCACCAGACAGAGTAATGCCAGAAATATAATCTTTGTCAAGTTCCTCTAGGATTTCTTGCAGCGCTTCATCATTGAACTCTCTGCCGCTATTCTCATCCCATGTTTCTGGATTATGACAACCTTCGCAATGATGGTTGCAGCCAGATGTAAAAATAACAACCCTCAATCCATCGCCGTTAAGCATATCATCTGTTCTAATAATATGGTAGTTCATTGCATCACCTCTCCTTCCTTTGTTGTATATATTCATCGTAGTACATCCACAAAAATCCTTTATATGTCTTTAATCTGCCGCGATTTGAACATGCACTATAGACACCGCCATGATTATATCCGTCTTCTTCTACGCTTCTCAGAGATGGATATATTTTTATTATATTTTCATTTTTATCTAGACACACTACTTTTCTTCTTGTTTTTTCTTTGTTAGTTTTAAGTTTATGTGATACTTTTTTGTTTCTGTTTCCATAGTTTATATTATATTTACAGTCACACCACTCTAAATTTTCAACATTATTATTCTGTGGGTTTTCATCTTTATGATTTACTTGTTGTAAATTATTTGGATTTTCAATAAAAGCATCGGCAACTAACCTATGAACCTTTTTCTTAGTTTGTTTTTTATTTTTAAATAAACCAACTACAACATAACCATCAGAATCTATTGTGCCTTTTAGTTTCCTATGGGATATATTCGAATAAACATATCCCATATTGGAAACTAAATAATTAGGGAAATCATCAATTACTTTTAACTCCTCATGCATTACATGCTAACCCTGTCTTTGATTTCAGCAACCTTTGCCTCATTATATCGACTCTTGCCATGAATCTTAGTAAACCCTATATATCCATTCATGCGATCAATCTGTGTGATATTTTCGCTGCCACACATAGGACATACATCCATTTCAAGCTGCTCATATCCACAGTCTTCACAATAAGATAGTGCAAGATTGCACCCCTCATAGAACCCTAGTTCCATAGCGCGGCGTACAAGAGTCTTTTGTGCAAGCCTGTTATATGAAACTGGATAGCGGCAATACTGAATCTTACCACCATTGAAATAATCCCAGAATCTCTTCTCCAAGTCCTGCTTCTGAATCGGAGTAATCTCTTCCCACACACCACAATGGAATGAGTTGGACACATATGACCTATCAGATACACCCTTTACAATGCCGTACTTCTTGCGGAACTGCTCAATCTGAAGACCGCAAAGGCTCTCTGCTGGAGTACCGTAAACAGCATATAGGATGCCATCTTCTTCCTTAATACGGTTAACATAGTCATTAATATATTGCATAACTTCAAGAGCAAACTCGCCATCTTCAACAAGAGACTTGCCATTGTATAGCTGCTGAAGTTCGTTCAAAGCAGTGATACCAAAACTCATAGTGCAAGGCTTTAGGATTGGCCTAATCTTATCATCTGGCTTTAGATTACCACCAAGAAAACCTCCTTGAGTGAATCCAAGCGGGTTAGTAGACGCTGGCTTCTCACCAAAGAAATCATAAGTCCTCTTATGTAGACCACGAATCATCTCAAGATAATAATCAAGAACCTCGTAGAAATCCTTGTTCTCTTGACGTGCCTTAGCAAGAATCATAGGAAGATGCAAAGAAATTGCACCAAGGTTAAACCTGCCTTCGAATACAGGGTAGTCAGAATCATCTGCTGGATGCATACCTCCCTTTACATACCAAGGAGAAAGGCTTGCACGACAACCCATAAGAGAGATTACTTGCCCGTACTTCTTATAGATAGATGGAATGTATCCTTCGCCAGTAAGAGAAAGAAAATCCAAACCCATGTATGTCACCATACCACGCCTCTTACCATACGTGTTGGGTTCTGACTATATCATAATCCATCGAACTGTCAATGGATTCCTCGCACTTCCATATAAGGAATTTCACCTTATATGTACTCTACTCCGTTCTCACATAAGCTACGTCTTATGCTACCGTTTCGATAGTCGATTGAGAATTTAACACATCATAATCTTGCTTATAAATGAAACATATATCTTGATAAAACAAACTTTTATTTATATCAGAAATCTTAGCGTTGTGTTCTAGGCATTTTCTAATATTATGTTGCTTTATATCTGGATAACATTCAAATGTTTCAGACCTCGAACGTATACTTTTGATAATAGAATATTTTTTATTTAATACTAGAACTTGTTTTGCGTTTTTACCTTTTGTCCCAAGATGTGAATTTCTAAGTTTTTCTTTGGTTTCTTCAGATAAATGCTTGCCTTTGAATGGAGCTGGCCTTGATTTTACTGAATCAATCAAACGTTGACGTGACTCTTCTGTAAAATTATGCTTTAAACCAGTCATTGACTTGCTCATTTTTTTCTTTGTTTCTTCAGTATGATGCTTGCCTAAAAAACTTTTTGATACCTCTTTATGTTTTTGCTTTTCTTCATCCGAAAGAAACGAATACCAATTAGAACTTCCTTCTCCGCCATCGGTCATATTTGTTAGCTTGTGACCAAGTTCTCTATAGTATTTAATATAATATTTCTCTTTTTCAAATGCCGTCTGTTCGTCTAGTTCGTTTTCTATTATCTCAATTTTTATGTTATCCATTCCAACTTTATTTACCACGTTATTGAAATATTTATTTCTCATACTCCTATCTTTATATCTATTTCCGTGGCCTTTTCCTATGTAAAACACTTGATTTGTGTCAAGCCTAATCCATTTATAAACGTAATATATTCTTTTGTCATCCATCTTACCTCCTTATAACGAGGCAAGATTATGATTGTTAAACTCCACAGGATAGCGTTTTAACTTAATAAAACATTCCCCTGTTAGCACATCATCTAATCGTCATTTCCTACGACTCCTAAACGTATGATGTACACCCTAGATTTCTAGGTTCACGAGGTTTTCTTAACAAATCTCTTTGTTAAGCCCCAATTTTCTTAGGGTACATAGTCTTGCTGCTGCACTCAAGAGCAAGGTCGAACAGATACTCCATCTCCTTACCTTCTCCATGAAGATTGTCATCATATAGGAATGTAAGCTTAGGAAATAGGACTGGCTTCTTGAAACCTTCCTTGCCCTGACCTCCCATGCGAACCTTTAGTGCAACTTCAGTAGCCATCTTTTCAAAAGTACTAGTGCCAACACCAAAAGAAATAGCTACAAATGGATAGTCGCCACGGGAAGAGCCAACAGTGTTGAATCGATATTCCCAAGATTGGAAACCCTGTTCCATATCACGATAAACCTTATTCATAGCATATTCATGTGCTTGCTGCCCAATATCTAATACTTCATCATCTGTATTGTGTGCAATACGATTGTACTCATTGCAATATTTCTTATAGGACTTCTCTGCATAAGGAGCAAGAATTGTATCAACACGAGGAATAGTAAATCCACCATACTGCTGGCTTGCAGCACTCATTGCAACATCGGAAATAACATCGAAAGCGACATCAAGAGTCTTAGGCTCGTTATACCAAACATTGCCCATCTCAAATCCACCATTGATTACATTGTCCATATCAAACAGACAGCAGTTCATAGAATCAAGGCGATCCTTCATATCATGGATATAAATATAGCCATCATTAGAAGCCTGAAGCTCATCACGATTCAGGAAAAACTTGCGATACAGATTCTTGTTTAGCTGACCATAGATAAGGCTACGCTGAGTAGATACCATAGTAGAGTCGGTATTTGCGTTGCTTACATCACCGATATAGCGAATAGCCTGTGATTTCTGGTATACATCGTCAAGCATATGTACAAAGTCAATCTTGTAGTTTCTATACTGACGATATGCTTCACCAGAGTTAGGATAGAAATCCATAAGAGTCTTCTCTACAATAGAATGAATCTCGCTAACTGGAATATCAACGTAATCATCAGTATCGGTATCATATTCGCTATTGATGTAGAACATTACGTTGTCACAAATGCGCTTGTAATCATTTTCACCAAGGTCATCTAGCGCTCTTGCGGCAGACTTCTTACAAGCATTAACAATCTTCTGCTCATTATACGCTTCTAGTGTGCCGTCCTTCTTAATGATTCTAATCATAAGCACAACCTCCTTATCTTTTATATGGCATATAACCTTATCATTTATTATATGCAAATTAACATCTTCAAGCAATATAAAACTATGAAATTAATCAGTAATTTCAACTTCATAATTCATCATAGCATCATAACATATCTTAGTAATATTACCTTTGTTAAATTCATCTTGTGCAACTTGTTTTATTATAGATTCTTTATATTGTTTATATACCATAAACGCCTTTTCTGGTGTATCAAATGTTCCTAATGACTCTGTTTTGCCAGTAAACGGATTCTGGCATCTTGAAGTAAAGTTTTTGTACTGTTTTGTAACGCCAATTGGATATTCCCTTTTAACATTGTTGCTTTTTATAAACAAATTGTTCGCGTTTTTAGGAACAAGACAGCACGTATTTGGAGAATAAACTTTATTGCCCTTAAATAATATGTCTTTATCAACAGCCCAATATTCACCATTCAACCAATTATTAAAATTTGATTGTGAATGAATCCATTCATAAAAATTTTCAAAAAGCAAAAACTCATGTGAACATGTAACATCTTTATATGCTGATGATTTTTTGTTGTATCAAAACATCTTCTTAGCATATCTCTCCATGTGTAATATTCTTTAGTTGGTTCGCCATGAGATAATCTGGCCGAATATTTATTTCCAATAATGCCAACACCACAAACATCTGGGTGGTATGGATTTTTTACTTTTTTATTTTTATATGAACCATAAGTTGTGTGAACCTTACCTTTGTATTTATCTTGAAATTCAACAATTATATCATTAGCATTATTATATTCTATAATTTTCATTATATAATTTTGATAATTAAGCGATTCTTCGTCCAATCTAATTATCTTTTTGTTTTCACGAGCCAAATTTACTCCTTTGTATAATCATATCCTTCATAAATGTATGCCTTGTTAGGTTTGCCTTTTTATGTATAGCGTTATTAACTGTTTGTAGCGTACCTAAATGATAACAGTTTTTTTTAGTTCTAGTAAGACCTACATAAACCAAATTATTATTCAACATAAATGTATGGCTTTGTGGAGTACACAATATAACATTGTCAATACTGCTACCCTGACTCTTATGGATTGTAATTGCATATCCAAGACCGACCATATTCATTGTCTCTCTATAATATTTTACTCTTAACCCATCAAAGTTTATTACAACAAATTGATTATATATTTCTTCAATAACTCCATTTTCGCCGTTAGCTACGAACGCGGTTTGCTTTTTATCGCTGAAATCAAAATCATCATCTTCAACATCGTAAAGTTCTGCATCATAGTTGTTAACCTTCTGGATTACAAGGTCTCCCTTATAATATGTTGTTCCTCCTATCTTCATAAATGTATCAGACCCATAATTACGATTGGCAACCTTTTGAATCTCATTGTTCAACATAACAGTTCCACAATCGCCAACGTTTTTTGCTGTCAATACTTGAATATTTTTAATGTTGTTGCCTTTGTTAAGCAGCTTTTTATAAAGCGCAACGGCATTTTTAGGTATATCCTCAGACGCTAAATCAATGAAAGCATAGTCTTTATTGCTGCCAAAAGAAGTCACCTTGCCCTTCATTGAATTATTCAGGTACGACTTGCAATATCTTACATCTGTAGCGACTGTCATCAATCCGCCTTCACCATAGCGAAATACTTTTGTCAATGTAGCAACTGGTATAACGCCGCTCTCCATAAAATCATGCAGCAGATTACCACAAGATACAGACGGTAGCTGCGCATTGTCTCCAATCATCAATAGTTTTGTTGTTGTGAAGTCAATTGCATCAATGACATGTTTAAACAACTGAATATCAACCATAGAAAACTCATCGATAATAACAATATCTGTATATAGTTTATTATCGACTCCGAATGTCCAGCTAAAAGGAGGAGTGTATCCAAGTCCACGATGAATAGTAGAAGCACGTTCCCCTGTATACTCAGACAAGACTTTCGCAGCTTTACCAGTTGGAGAAAACAGCTTGAACCTTTTGTTGTTGTCTTTAAGCATATTGATGATAGCCAAAGTGCTTTGTGTTTTACCAGTACCAGCGGCACCATTTAGAATGCTGATATTGTATTTACATACATTATCAACTGCTTTCATTTGCTCATCAGACAATTCAAATTCGCCAACATTACGATATTTTTCTACATCAAAATCCCACACGTTATCTCTGTTCGTCACATTGCAAACAATTGTTTTGGCTATGTTAAGCTCTGTAAGATATGTCTCTTTTAGAGCAACTTCCATACAGTTTTTGTTGTAATAAATATCATCTGACTTAATTACATCAACAAAGTTATCCGCACATTCTGGAACAAGCTGTATACATTGCTTACGCAAGTCTGCAAGATTCATCTTAGTATGACCTTCATCTTCATTTTCCTGTAGCAAATATATAATGCAAGACAAGCACCTATCTGCACTGGTTTTTATGTCATATCCGAAATCAACAATGTTTTCGTTTTGAAGATCCATAACAATACTGTCTGCCGTTTTAAATCCAATACCACTTACTCTTGTCAATGTTGCATAAGGCTCTGCAACCAGTTTTTCTCTTAGCAGTTCAACAGAATAGTATTTATCATATATTCTCTTAATCATAGATATAGACAATACACCCTTGAATTCTGCAACTAAATCTACAAGCATAAAGCTATCGACAATTTTATTTTTAATAACGTTAAACGTATATTCTCCAATTCCATGCAGCTTATTCAAGTCTATATCGTCAAGTCTGTTTTCTTTGACCCTATCGATGATATCTGGATAGTTTTCATATAGAACTATTGCCTGATTTAGCGTCAATATCTCTTGAAGAAACATCAACGTGTCTTCAGCGGTAGTTGGAACATCACGCTTGATATTAATAACCCTATATGAAATGCCGTACTTAGATGTTTCCTCGTTTGCAATTACCTCATACTCAACTCCAAGTGTAAGCTTTGGCAGTTCGCCAATGATTGATACGTTATCATAGCGATTCTTCTTAATGTTATTGTATTTTTTTATATCAACATCTAAGGCATACGTCTTGAAAGAGTCGCTATCGTAGACACAGCGAATTACACTTCCATTAAATGTTACTTGCTTTTTATTATCTGCCATAACTTATCCCTTTATCACTTCATAGTCTCGGAGAATCAATTCTGTTTCATCTGTCGTTTTCCATTCTCCATCAATAAGTTTTTTCTTAAGCTCATAAGTCAATGTATCAAGTTTGATAATTGAAAGAAGACCAAAAGGATGCTCCTCAAAAACCTTAACTTGCTTGACACGAGCTTTCAATTCTTCTCCATCGCATATACGGCGCAAAACAACATTAGGTTTGCGCGTTTCCTTGAATGTTTCAAAAGACACTATAGCATAATAATCATCTGCCATATCCTCATTCTTATAATTTACATATCCTAAAAACTCTAGTTCTGCCTTCATCTGCTCGATAATATTCAATGACTCATCTTTTAATCTGCTACACATTTCTTTGATAAGACCATTATTATCAATCTCTCTATATTGAGACTTTGTTTCTTTGCCAGCGTACTTAGTCATAAGATACTCAGACAGACCAAGCTGCTCCATTTTGTTCTTTGCAATAATCTTAGCGCTATACAGCTTGTTGTAAATATCAACCATGTTAAGAAGCATCTTATTACCACCGAACTCATCAAAAAAATTAAGCTTAATCAAGATTTCAAGCTGCCTAGAATTAAGAGAGGTGTTCTTATCAATATCTGCGAGCAAATCAATAAACGTATTGTAATGGTTCTTAGATAGCGCCATTAACTCATTTGCGATTTGAGCATTGCAAAACTTGATAGATTCAATTCCCTTATAAATACAGTTCTCTTCCTTGTCCATAGTATAGTCTGCCAAAGACTTACCGAACTTGATATGCTTAAGCTCGATACCGTTATTCTTAGCATACTGTAGAATCTTCAAACACTTATCATCATCTTCACGATAAATGTTAAGTGCCGTTGTGACAGTTTCAAGCTTGTAATAACAACGTAGATAACCTACTACATAACCAAGCATTGAGTATGGCAAAGCATGATTGTAAGAGAATGCATATAGAGATGCGTCTTCGATAACCTTGATGAAGTTTTCAATCAACTCATTTGCTTCTTCTTGTCCAATATCATACTGCTCTTTCATCGTCTTGATAAAGCCTTCTTTAATTTTAGGAATGAACTTCTCTGTACCAGTCTTCTTTGCAAATCCACGACGAACAATGTCTGCTTCGCCCATCGTATATCCACAGAAGCTATGTAGGAACTCAATAATCTGCTCTTGATATACAAGATATCCTAGTGTTGGAGTAAGGAATTCGTTCAATGCTTCGTGTCCGTTATCACGATAGATACCGCTTGCAAACTCATCTCTATAACTTGCACCAGCAGGACGAAGGGCTGCGTTGGCCATTGACATAAGGTCGATATATGTGAAGTCAGGGTTCTTCTCTTTGATTTTTGAAATGGTGTCATCACTAAGAACGGTGCCAAGATAATCTCCAGCAAAGTTTGACTCAAACTGGAAAATCATAGTGCAATCATCTTTGATTTCGTTCCATACCTTTTCGTCATCAAAAGAAACATTGTCTGGTGTTATCCTCTCAATTCCAGCCAAATCACATGTTTCATTGATTAGACCAACGCAATCAAGACCAAGAACGTCAAGCTTAACAAAGTTAAGCCCATCGATTTCCTTCATGTTGATTTGAGAAATCATGTTCTCATTTGTTGCGGTACTGCATAGTCCGAACCATTCATCAACTGGATACGGAGACACAACAAGACCAGCGGGATGGTTGCCGATAGAAACAATAGTACCCCTTACAATATCAACATATTTGAAAAGCTCTGAATACTTTTCAATATAAAAATCATCGATTTGGTCATGTTTGTTCTCGTCAAGGTATACAGCGTTGCTGATAGTTTGTGTTTCATCAACGCTCATGCCAAGCGCCCTGCCAACGTCCTTGATAGCGCCCTTCAAAGCAATTGTGTTGAACGTAATGATATCACAGCAGTACAAACCTTCCTTGTTGAACAGATATTCACGAACCTTATACCTGTCCTTCTTAGACCAGTCTGTATCAACGTCAGCCAAAGAAACACGCTCTTTGTTCATAAAACGATCGAAATTAAGGTTGTATTTGATTGAGTCAACTTCTGTAATATCAAGAAGATATGCAATTACGCTGCCGCTTACTGAACCACGAGAATAGCCATAGCTAACACCCTGATTCTTTAAGGCGTTCTTATAGTCTTCCTCCAGAAGCAAGAAATCAACAGCATCATTATGCTTATAGGTCTCAAGCTCATATTGAATCTTCTTTTTATATTCATCAAAATTATCATACTTATCTACGCCACGGCGCTTGATTCCTTTTAGAATCTTCTTTTTTAGCACACCTTCAGAATCATCATACAGCTTAGGATACTTCTTGGAATAATCAAGCTCAAACTCTTCGATAGAATCAGCCATTACATTGGTATTCTCGATTGCCTGTAGATATACTTCTTCTGGCAGAGCATTCTGGATTGCAAACATTGCCACAAATTCATCATACGTTTTGAACGTCAAATCCCACTCTTCCTCATCAGAAAAGAATACGTTCTTTGATTTCTGTAGAATCTTGCGCCCCTCAACATGCTCTTCGTTGAGACAATGGGTATCGGTGCCAGCAATAAGAGAAATACCAGTCTTCTTGCTGATTGCATACATTGCTTTGTTGTAAGCTGCTTGCTCTTTGCAATTATGATGCTGTACTTCAAGATAGCATCTATCCTTATTAGCAATTAGAAACTTCATAAAACGCCGCTTAGTCTCATCGTTTCCCTTGCCAAATACACCACCAATGCAAGCAGTCGTGATAATAATATTATCGGACGTTGCAAACAGCTCTTCAAAAGTAATACGTGGAGTATAGTAATAATGATGGTCATTTCTGTTAAAAGACTTAGAAACCATCTTATTCAATTCCTTAACACCATCATAATTCTTTGCAATAAGAACGCAGTGATAGTTGTCCCTATGCTTGTCATCTGCGCTTATGTCTTCAGTAAGATATGCTTCAATGGCATGAATATACTTCATGCCAGCAGCTTCAATTGCTTGCTTCTTATGAACCCATTCAAAGATACAGCCATGCTCACTAAATGCCATAGCCTTCATTCCAAGAGACGCAGCATAGTCTACATATTCTTTATATTTAGTTACGCTATCAATATTGGTGACTCCGTTCGATAGATCGGAGTGTAGATGATATACACAGTAATTATTATTCATATTTAGCACAACCTTTTCCTCTAAATATTAAGGTGGGACAAAATTGTTTGCCCCACCATTATAGCATATATCCTTATTATTTTAATTTAAAAATTCTTTGATCTTATCATCAACCGATTCTAACTGCTTCTTGTGTTTGTAAAGCCTGTTTTCCTTGCACCAATCGCAACTGCCGTGATTTCTGCAAGTTTTGTCTATAGCCTTTGCTCCATAATACTGCTTCCTGTGTTCCTTATTGTATTCTATCGCCTTATCAAGAGTCATAACTACTCACCATTCATACGCAAATTACAGCAATCATCAGGATTATGATTGAAATTATATTTAAAGTATTCATATGCAGAATCTTCGTCTTCACAAACAGACATTTCTTTGAAGCCAGTGATGTTTTTGATATATTCAAGCTTCTTCTCAAGTGGAATATGGTTATAGCCGCTTTGCTTTACGGTATATTCTGAATAGTCAATATCAAACCACTTGCGAATCCATGTATTGACTCTAAGAAACTCAATAAGAATCTTATCGCATTTAACATTATTTAAAATATCAAAGTCAATAAACTGCGGAATAAATGGCGACAATCTTAGTTGCACATCAAATCCGTTTTCTTGCAGTTTTTCAATCGCCTTAATGCGTTCGCTAGGCAAACTTGCTTTCTCATAAGTCTTACTCAGTTCATCGTCTGTAGTGGTTACTGTTACTTGAATATGTGCAAGGTTCTTATCAAGAACTTCAATATACTCATCATCTGCAACCATTGCGCCCTTTGTTACAATCAGATATGGAATGTTATTTTCATTTAACGCCTTTATTGCCTCATAAGTTACCCTATGTTGCTTTTCAATTGGCTGAAAACCGTCAGTCATTCCGCCAATACGAATAGCTGGAATATCTTTTGGCAATTTTACAATCTTGCGCTTAATCTTATTTATATCTGCAATAGATGGGTTTGTCGGATTCCACAGCTTTCTAAAGTCAAGAAGTGACTTAGCATAACAGTATTTACAGTCATGACTGCATCCACATCCGTATGGATCGAGACGTGTAGGATATCCACACTTGTCACCTTCGTTTCCGCCTACTGTTTTAAAGAAGCTCTTAAACTCTTTCGTTTCCATATTTAAACCCGCCAATCAAATGGATACATAATAATAGGAGATCTACCATCTGTTCTTGAATAAATATACGGCAATGAACGAATAGTATTATATTCAATCCATTCTATTGCCTCTTCTTCATTGTCAAAATCTTCTTTTTCAATTAGCCAATTAACCATTTTATTAAAATCGTATACAGCTCTATTATCTGTATCAACTCCAATAAGCGCGTCATCATAGCTGTAATCTGTAAAGAAAACTACGTCTTCGTAACCTTCTTCAAGTAATTTATCTGCTGCGCTCATATTTGTTCCTTACTCTATTGAAACATCTTCGATACGTTTTTTTGCAATGTTAAAATAATCAGTGGACATTTCAATTCCAATAAAATCCCTTCCAAGTTTCTTACACGCAACTCCAGTTGTGCCACTACCCATAAATGGGTCTATAATAGTTGCATTATCTGGCAGAACACCAACAATATTCGTCATTACTTCGATTGGCATTTGACATGGGTGTGCCGTCTTTTCTTTACTTACATTCTTAACCTGATTAATATTCCACCAGTCATATAGTTTTGCGCCAGTTTTACCATCAGCAATTCTTTTTTGAATCCTTTTATCATTTAGGTTTTTATATGGTTGGCGAACCTTTTTAAAATCTGGTTTTACATTAAAGAATGCTATGTCTCTATGTTGCCTTGCTGTGTTGCTGTTGTATACCCAAGAAACAACTCTTTGTGGCAATACCCCCATCTCAAACGCTATTTTATAAAGCTGTTCTGGATAATGAATAATAACACTTGGACACATGCTGAATATTGTTCCCATTAACGAGTAGTATTCGTCTTCTTTCATATTGTCGTTATATTTATCATATTTGTAGCCAATATTAAAGGGGGGGGTCGCTTACGATAATTGGATTGTCACAATCTCGTATAATTTGCTGCAAAATATCTTGGCATTGACAACAATACAGATTATTAGTCATATTCTCCATTACATATACCTGCCTATTGAAACTCTTTACTCTATTTCGTCCAACCATGAAAGGTCAATTTCATTATCATTATTGCATATAACGTTATTAGTTTTAACAACGTTTGCTGAATCGTTACCATTAACACCATCAAACAAATCAAGACCATTCTTTGAAGCTTCTAGCTTATCTAGATATGCGGCATAAGGCTTATGGAGTGATGGACTGTAAGAGCATAGCGTGGAGAAATAATAGCTTTGCTTTTCAACACTATCATCAGAATCCCAGAAACATTTGTCGCTCTTGGTTTCTTCATAATCCTTTTCACGAAGAAGAATGTCGTTGATTGTATCAATAACAAGCTTATTCCAATGGTCTAAAATGTCTGGTTTAACATCTACATATACATAGCAATCTGTAATAATATACTTTTCCTGAACATCTGATGGGAGTACTTCAATATTATTGGTATCGATTAGCAGCTTTAGATAATCATCAATCTCATCTTCATATCCAAGCTTATTAAGCCACATCTTAGCATTGCTTTGTAGAGACTCACCAATCTTACAGCGCTCTACTTCTCGTGATTTAATCGTGCCATTTGCTTGCTCATACTGTACAGAACAATACTTCAAGAAGTTCCAGCAAATCTTAATCTTATCTAGCGGAACACCCATTTGATTCAATCCAATTGCATACAATGCAAGCTGACCGCACTCTTCCTGTGCCTTTGCTCCCTTATAAATACTAGAAGTCTTCCAGTCTACGATGTTATAGCAACCATCATCATCTTTGAAACAGCAGTCAATATACCCTTGCAGAAGATTATCTCCAACCTTTACCTTTACAAACTGCTCGATAGCTGGCTTATGTTCAAGTACCTTATGATTCTTAAAGAAATGCTGAAGGCACTCATAATACTTACCTGCAATCTTCTTATTATGCTCTTCATCATTTCTATCAAACTTCAACTGAGCAACATCATAAGCCACAGTCCAACCATCTTCAAACTCGTTAATCATATCTCCATACATGATTTGATTAGTATAGTATCGCTCGATGATATCATGGCATAGACCACCAGTAGTAGTATAGATACAATCCTGACGATCTTCTTTTACGTTTTGAACATACTTAAGGAAATACTCATATGGAGAATTCATAAAGCAGTGTACACGGCTCCAGCTCCATAGACGCGATACATCTTCTTGCTTCATCAATTCATTCAATTCTTTGTCTGTTTTTCTAGCCATTTATTCACATCCATTTCGTTGATTCGTAGAAAGAACATCTTTACCTTCACAAGTGTTTAAAATTTCATTTAGTGTTCTTGGTGTAAAATCCATATAATCTAACATGCATCCACAATTATACATCCTGCATGTTCCTTCTCCACGCTCTTCTTCTGATATACGTTTAAAATACTCAATCATGTTCCATTGTTGCGTATTATGTACATGTGCATATAGATGAATGTTGCCATAGAATTGACCATTGAAACAAGGGATAGGATAATGACACAAAATTAACTTCTTTCCGTTTTCAATATCTAGTTCCTTGTAATCGCAAATTTCAATAAATGCATCTCTAAAAAACTTGTTCTTTAAGAAGCGTTTATCATGATTACCAACAACTAAAATTTTATTACCGTTCAACTGATTAATCATATCTGTTGTTTTAGTAACGTTATCGTGACTAACATCGCCTAAAATATATGTGGTATCAGTAATATTAACAGTGTCATTCCATCTATCAATAATGGTTTTATTATTCTCATCTGGAGTATTGAATGGCCTGTTATCATACGCCAATATATTAGAATGTGAAAAATGGATATCCCCAATAAAGCGATCCATATCGCATCCTTTCTAATCTGTTATCTCGACTTCATATTTCATCAAAGCATTATAGCACTCTTTTGTTATATTTCCTGAATCAAATTCAATTTGTGCTACTTGTTTGATGACATTTTCTTTATATTGTTTATAAGCATTAAAAGCTTCTTCAGCAGTATCAAATACGCCGATATGTTTGCGCTTTCCTAATATCGGATTTTCGCACCTTGCCCTAAACCTATCACCATGTTTTGTCACACCTATTGGCAGATTTCCTCTGTCTCTATCACGCTTTATTAATATGCTATTTATTGTTCTAGGAACGAGGCAACAAAATTTACTAGAATAAACTTTATTGCCTTTTAATAAAATATCTTTATCTAAAGCCCAATCTTCTTCATTTAACCATTTATCATAATTTGGCTGAGAATGTATCCACTCCCAAAAATTATCAAACATTAGCCATTCTTCACAACATGTTACATCTTTATAAGCTGGTTCCATAGTTTTATATTTATCATCAAAACATCTAGATAGCATTCTATTCCATGTTATATATTCTTTTGTGCAAACTCTATCTCCAAGACTTACCGTATACTTATTGCCAGTAATACCAACGCCATACACAGATGGATAATATGGATTTTTTACTCTTCCAGATGTAAAGCAACTATAATCGGTATGTACCCTTGCATTATATTTATCTTGAAATTCAACAACTATATTAGTACACCTGTTGTACTCAACAATGCGCATTAAACATCCTTGAAAGTTTAATCGTTCTTCGCCAAGTCTGTTGTCTTTTTCTGACTTCATTTCTAATCCTTATTATTATATTTGACTAGGAAATCATATAGTTTCTCTGCGCTATCAAGGTCATAACTCTCATCAACGTTATCGCCCTTAACAACAACGGTATTATTATACTTGCCAAAGTCACAGTCAAACAGCCACCACGAAATATACTCATCTGTGTCATTCATGCCGTTTGTCAAAAGATCTACAACTACAGATACAAGATTATTGCTAGGTTCAAATACGCAATAATCCATGTTTACATTGTGCTTTGAGCAAACATTGTAAACATCATAAGCAAACATTTCGTGTGTACGAATTGCATCAATAGCATTCAAAAATTCATCTTTAGAAATCATAATCAATCCTAACCCTATCGCCTTAGCTTAAAAAACTCAGTATGAGAACCAACATCATAAGTAACACCATCGCTATCTAAATATCCCCAATTTCTCCAATATGGGATTGTGAAATCTCTATCGCTGCAAAACTTTTTGATACGCATGATAGCTTCGTCTTCACTATCTACATCTGCAATAAGCCGCTCTTCGCCTTTATAGTTTTGAAAGTAAAGTTTCATGACGTTCGCTCCCTACAAAATAAACATACTTTTTCCTTACATACCTATCAATAAAACCATGTATATCAACACCACAGTTCGGACAGGTGCTAGGTATACCTTCTACATTGCCGCCACAATTACTGCATACTCGATAAGGATAATGAATACCTTTCTCGCCAATTGTGGTTACATAATGCAGCTTATTATCAACAACATCGTCTGGCAACTAAATCACCTTTATACTTCCATGAAATCTTTCTTATCGCCATTCACCCATCTTAGCGCAGACAAGATACCAGTCCAATACCCATTATAGAAATCATTTACTGAGTTATAGAAATCAATATCGTATTCCTTACAGATATAACAAATCTCTTCTTGCAGCTTAATAAGTTCTTCATCGGTATGCTTGTTGTTCTTGCCAAATTCTTCGTCAAATAAAGCTTGCTTGCGAATCATCCATACTCTGTCATGTGCTTCCTTCATATACTCATTGATCTCTTTTTGATTCCTCATAACAACTCCTATCAACGTATTGCAATGCTATATATAGCATATTGCTACTTATGGCATATAACCTTGTCAGTTATTATAGCACAATATAATTACTTCTTCAAACTCTTCAGATACTTCTGATGCTCTGAATAGTCATATTTAACACGATGCTCTAACAAATAATTGAATATCTTATTTTGTGCATCTGCTGGGCTATCCTTATCACCAAGCAAATCAAATTTATCATATATATAGCTTACATGTCTTATGTTATAAAACTTTTCGCACATGCAACGCACTTCCTCTATTGGAATATCTTTGTCAAGAGCAATAATTATCTCTGTATCAAGACCTATGAGTATTCTAGCTTGTTCGTCTGACATTGTATGTCCTGACAATGCAACACCAGTAGAATCAAGCAGCGAATCTCTCTTTAATACAGATTTTTCGCTTTCATAAACTACAACATACCCAGCATTTTGAATTGACTCACGATTCTCATATAGACCATACAGGTTCAATGACTTCTGATATGAGGGTGTAATATAATATTTCTTAATACCAAGTTCATCATAGTTTTCAATTGTTGTTCTTGCATTGATTCCAAGCAGTTCTCCTGTTAGCCAATGTCTCATTGGGATAATTACTCGTTTTCTTTTATAAGAATATGCAAGACCAAACTTCTTTCTCGTCTTTTCGATGATGCCTTGACGCAACCAGTCAATGTGAAGCAGCGGCACATATTCATCTAGCATTGTTTCATCAACTATGTTTATATTAGCAACATTAACACGTCTTCTAGACTTCAGTACGCGCTTAAATATATAAAGCGGATCAAACTCATTCTCTTCTTTCTTTTTATTATTCTTGTGTGGACTATATTCTAGGTCAAGAATGTTATGTAGATACTTAACTGATTCTACAAAAGAACACTTCTTATTATATTGAACAAGATCAAATATATCAGAACCTTCGCCAAAATCTTTTTGCCTAGTCCAATTAACTACGTTTAGCCACTTGTTGTTCTTTACATTGATAGCGCCAACGTTGTCTCCGTTATAATTAGCACAAGAATAAAACTCTTTTGCTGGATGATACTTGATGTTGTGGCACCCAATCGAATTAAGAACATATTCAACTTTATTATTTTCAAATATGTATTCTTTTAGAGAAAGGGTGTCCACAACATCTCACCTCACCTTGCTGCATATAACATTGATTGTTAATATTATAACTCATATTTTAGAAGTCTGGGCTTACATTTGTAATCCCTATTTCCTTTATTATATTTCTTGACTTATCATGCTCTGCTACGATTTGAAACGCATTAGCCGCTCCCTCTTGGTTCTTGACTATAAAGAAAATCTGATACCTTTTATTTCTATCTAATTGTTCTTGTACTTTGCTCTCACCATTTTTACCCTTGATTTTAAATACTTTTAGCGGCTTTTTGCCATCATCGTATTCATCATCGAATATATCTCTAATCATAATACAAGTGCTTGCTACGTCAACAATATTTTTGGCAAGACCGATATTATTCTGAGTATAATAGCGCATTACAGAACTGCCCTTTTCAAGCTGGAACGTGATAAGAATATGTACGTTCAAAGCTTCTGCCTTAACGGTATTTTTAATATCAACCATATTCTGTTGCATTTCCAACCAAGAATTAGCAGACACCTTACCAGCGTCCATTTTATATGTATCCAATATAAAATACTTAACTCCCAAAGCTGCATATTTTCTAATCGTCTTAATGGCCTTGGCGGTTTCATACTGGATAAATGGAACAATTGTAATCATATTGTTCTTGGTTTTATCCTCTAGCCAACTTGCTGCTTCATGAAGTTTCTGCTTAACTTCTGGAGAATACTTACCATCACGTACAACATGCTTCTGAATATCGAACTTCAGTTCATTATTGCAAACCCAAACAAGCATCTCTCTTTGCCATTTAACAAGGCTGTCCTCATTAATCATAATGACAACCTTCTCATTCGCTTCAATAATACTTGGAATGGTTGTCGAACGTGCAACAGTAGACTTACCAGCATTACTGATACCACCAAGCAAAGTGATTGCGCCCATATATTGACCGCCAGTTTCCTTAGTTAGAATTGGCATATCATAATATGGCAGTCCTTTAGCAAAGCCTTCGTCTAGCGTTTCAATAAGACCATGAATGTTATCACAAATATCATAGCTCTTAACATCAGAATCAATATTTACAAATGTATCGTTCAAGTATGCTTCGTACTCGCAATAGATTTTCTCGGCAGACATATCTGCGAAATCAGACAGCTTGTCTTTTACTTGAAAACCTCGCTTAGTCAGCTTGATTAATGCATTCCATTTTCTAAGTTCTGCAATGTATCCTTCTAGGTTATCGACTTGCATATACCCCATAGCAGTAGATATGGTATCCCAACCACCATATTCATCGTACTTAGCTCTTAGCTTAGGATGTTTTTCTAGATAGAAGCCTACTGTCAATTCATCAATAACATTCTTCTTTTCTACAATTACAATATCGTAAGCGATCTGGAAGTAAACCTTCCATTGATTTTCAGCAAAGTCGTTAAGAGTAAGATTTGTATTGTAAAACTCATCAGGATTCTTATATAGAGTGGCTACAACATTTGCTTCAGAGATAGTTTTGAATTCCAAAATCTGCTTTGCAGTATCAATAATCTCTTGTTCGAATGGGCTTGTCTTTTTATTCTTTTCAGCCATATAATACACCATCTTTCATGCTGCAATCATAACTAAAATTCTTAAAATATTTTTCTTCTGCATCTTTACGTGCTTTTACAGCAGAATTAAAGTCTTGATATATCCCAAGGAATATAGTCTTTTTGTCTACATTAATAGAAGAATACCAGCCGTTATGCAGTTTATCCCAATGTACACCAGTAACACCAGATGTATTATTTTTTCTTTTGCTTGTATTATATAGGTTTTGGCTCGCTGTACATATTCTTAAATTTTGCTTCCTATTATCGTAAGTATTATGAGAACAGTGATCTACAACCATTTTATTGCTTCTATCTAAACCCAATACTAATCTATGCATGTAAATTATTTTTTTATTTATATATGTTCTAATGTACCCATCTTTATCTTTATGCCAACAATAATCTTTAATTTTATCGTAGTCTTCTAAGTCAAAATAAAACTCTTCGCCTTTTAACGTATATCCAATCCCATAATCACCAGATATATCATATGTATTATATTTTTTATTCCTTTTAGTTAACATTTCAGATCTATAGCAGCCACATGATGTTGTATGTGAACTTGTTAATTTATATCTTTCTGTTAATATTTCATTACCACAATCACATACGCACAGATATTTTGTGCGATTATTTGTATCTTCGCACGCTTTTATTTTTTCTTTAACTAACAATCTGCCGAATCTCATGCCAACTATATTCTCTGCCAATCAAAACACCTGCCTACCACAAATCTTTTAGCCTATCTGAAATATTATCATCAGTCTTTCTTTGATACGAAGCACCCTGATAAGTTACCGCTTCCACATTAGCAGTCTTGGTTTTCTCTTCTGCATTTTTTGAATTCTTTATTCTCATATATACGTTATTCAAATTAGATTCAACAATCTTCAAAATATAATTAAATTTATGCATTTCATCATGGAAGCTGTTGCTTGCTAAACCACGCTGTATATCTGGCATACAGAATTTAAATGTTAGTAGAATAATATCATAAGGATAATTAGACATATCGTCTTCTTTTTTGTTCTCTACATGCTTACCAGTGCGCAAACCATCTAGCCTTAACACCATGAATTTAGAAAGCTTTTGATTCTCATCATATCCCATAATTTTTTCTACATATTTGCACAGAGTATCACGATCTTCTTTTTCTTTTGTAGACATATGCCTTACATCATCTACTTTATCATGACCACATGACCTAGCTTGATTCTTTGTCAATTGCGCTTGCATTACATCAATAATGTTTCCACAATCACATTTGCATTTCCATGTTTTATAACGCCTGTTTTTATCAGACACATAATCTTCTCCTTGTCCAATTACGACAAGCTTTCCAAATGTTTGTCCAGTCAAATCTTTTATTGGCTTAGCCATAATAATTCTCCCTTATATGTAATCCACAGCCACCAATATTTTATAGTAGCTGTGGATTATTATATCAGAATATTATATTAATCAACCCTTTAAAATTGTACTTTTATACCTATTTTATTAGTCTATTTCAACGTTAGAGCCAGTATTTCCTTCGCTACATCAACATTAGTGATTTCTTTAGGGTTAGAGTATCCAGCGGCCTTACAAGCCTCTAAAATTGGTTTTACGCTAGGCATATCGCTCTTGTTCTCCTGAATCCAAGCAACGATATCAGACACTACTTCGTCTAGTTCCTTCTGCTCCTTGGCTTCTGCTTCACGCTTGGCAACACGCTTTGCTTCTGCATCCTCATGCTTCTTCTGCTGCTTCTTTGCATCTGCTACAGAAACACCAGACTTGCTCTGCTCTGCCATAATAGCATCGGTTAGAGCCTTGATAAACTCGTCTGCATCCATATCAATCTCTGGAACAATCTCTGCAAATCGAGAACCAGAATCAACAGCATAAGAATCATCACGGAACTTAATCTTACGAGTCTCAGCAGAAACCTTGTTTACAGTCTCATCCTTCTTGGTTACAGCGTTCTTTCGACCAGTCTTCTCCTTGACAATGTTGCGATCAATATATGCAAGACCAAGGAAGTGCAGGTTCTTCTTCAATGCATTGAAGTAGTTCTGCTGCTGGTCACTGGTGAGAATCTGATAACTCTCGCCACTAACAACGTCAGAAACATCCTTTGTCTTAACATGACCGATAACGATGGTTGCAACACCTACATTGCGCAGCCTAGACATCATATCAAACATGAGGGACATTGCTTGCTTTTCACCACGACCATAACCAGACCATGCAGCATTGATAGTTTTTACACACTTCTCAGGATGACCGCCATCACGACAATCCTTGTTGTATAGGCGGATTGCTTCCTGCTCTGCAATCTCAATAAGGTGGTCATATGTATCCCAGATAACAGCCTTAAGCTCAGGATAATCAGTAGTCTTATTAGCAATGATATCCTCGCAAACGTCAGCAAAACCAGCGCTGTTAGTCAGATCATCAAAATCCATGTTCCACTCAGGGCAGTTAATGTAGTTAATTCCTTCAATAGCGTCAGCACCGCGCTCTGATCCGCATTCCATGAAGAGATAGCCATCTGGGCCAGAAAGCTTCTCGCAAACTTCCTTAATTAGAGTAGTCTTGCCAACCTTACTCTCACCTAGTAGGCAAATATTATATGCTAGAGGGTCTAAGTTAACAGTGTTCTTGCGTCCAAATGCCATATTATGCACACCTTTCATTGTTGTTGTTTGTACGACAGGTGAGAGAGTCATTATAAAACTCTCTCACCATTTAACATATAACCTTAATTGTTTATAGGTTATCAAGCCAAGACATATCATCTCCATCAGATGCGTTATCGGCATCCTCATCAAACGGAGCATCATCTCCACCATCTACATTCATGCAGTCAAGAATAAGGTCTTCCTCAGAATACTTCTCAGTAATAACCTGAACAACAGGAGTCTTATCCTCGCCAACAAGCTTGATAAGCGGCTTCTTAAGAACCATACGGCGCTCACGACTGCCATTTGCGCTGCACTTAGCTAGTGCTTCTTCCTCGCTATAAACTCCAAGGTCGATAAGCTCCTTAATCTCGTCTGGCACATCATCAATCGTTGCCTGAATTACAGCGCCACCCTCAATAAACTCGCCCTCAAAAGTAGTCTGAGTAATACCCTTCTTAACCTTGAACAGCTTATCAACAATCTTCTTGCACTGAGCCTGATTGCTGAAGTCCATAGCAAACTCAAACGTATAGCGGAATGGGAACTGCCCACGAACCTCTACGCCATTGTACTCCTTTACATAATCAAGTACACGAGCATCGACATACATAACACCCTTGTCCTTGTCAATGTTCTTCAGACTTGCAGAATCCTGATCCAGCAGAACAGTCTGAGTGAATCGTGCAGCATACTTAGAAGGGTCATCAACCTTGCTCAGTACAATGCTGGTAACTTCCTTACGCACCTGAACATTGTCGTTGTACGTAGAATACTTTAGGTTGCCACGAACATTTACAACAGAATCAGAAGTAATATGCTCTTTGATGTAGGCAATAGCATCATACTGGCTCAGGAACTTCTCGTAATAGTTGTTGCCCTTGTCTGTCTTCTCAAGCCCAACGGTAATGAAACACATATCTCCAATTGACTCAATAATCTCATCATCAAAACGGTCTTCCCATGCTACCTCAATCTTGTTGCTGAAGTCATCCTTGCCATCGTCATCCTTGCCATGAGCATAGATGACACTAGCACGACCATCTGGGTATCCACCCATCATCTCAGCATAAACGGTTCCATGCTCTTCGCCGCAATCAATACCTAGATTCATAGAGCTATAAATCCAGTCGCTCTTCTCAGAATGCTGGTCAATCTTAAAAGTGTAATCAGTTACAATAGGCTTTCCGATTAGATTAAAACTGCTAATATAATTTTCCTTTGCAATACTTTTTGCCATACTTTTACCTCCATAACGTATATGTAGTTTGGCATCTAACCTTAATAATAAACATTATAAACATTAATTTATTATAGCACAATATCAAATCTAAATAATTTAAAAATTAATTTAGATAAAACGCCACAACGTATTTTACTACTTCTCTTATATCATTGCAAACACGAGTACAGCAACATTTAAGCCACGAATGAATCCAATCTCCGTATTCATCAACAATACAAACCACAGGAATCCTATGTTCATGTGCGATAGCTAATTCCATAGCAGTACCTATGCTGTTAGGATCATTAAAATTAACTATAACCAAATCAGACTTACGAAGAGCGTTAGTATTATATTCAAATACTTCTAACTCACTTTTTTGCGGTCTATTGTCATCATAATAAATAGTCGGATTAAAAAACACTGGTTTGTATTCATAATCATAATCGCCGTATAAAATCTCGTCCTTAATCTGACTGCGCCATTTAGAGGATTCTTCTGGTGTTAAGTTTGAAATTCCTCCACTCAAAAATATGTTTACATCACGACCCATATTTCTCTCTGACCTCCCACTCTTCTTCTAGTCTTGAGCAACGTCCAGACACCTTGCAACAAGCAATAGCAGAAACAACTGAGAATATACAGAAAATAATAAATATAAACAATACAATATAGCCAATCAATTTATATCTCCTATATATACAACAGATATTACATTCCTCTTACCTTATCAAACATAGGCTTGATGTTATCAAGCAAATCATATCGTTCTACAGACGTTGAACTCTTAGCAAACTTTCTTTCAACTGCATCAACGTACATAGTGAAAGAACCATCATCGCCCATATAGAATTGATCCCATTGCTCTTCGCTCATAAGACGCTTAGGCTCAAGCTGCTTGATTGCTAGGTTATCAAATGAAACAACATCGAACCATCCATCATCAATAATACTAGGTAGCGTATCATACAATGCTGATTTTGTGTTGTCAATTACAGTACTCTGACGGGAGTACATCTGCTTGCCCCTGCGAAACTCCTTATATCCAAGAATAAGAATCTTGAGATTATGGTCGGCAAGCATCTTAAGGTCATCTACGCTAACAATACCGTTGATAACGTGGATTACTGCATTTGGAAACTTGCTTACACATTCAACGAACTTATCAGAAGCATACATCATAGACACACCGATACCATAGACAAGCTTCTTATCAACAAGTTCCTGAACGAAATCAATGTTGTCCATGAAATGATACTGGTTGAAAGTAATATTAGCAATCAACTTGCGCTCTTTAAGCTTCTCAAGAAACGGCACAAGGTCAGGATGTGTAAGAGGATTTCCGCCACCGATAGCAATCTCTGTATATGGTAGCAACGTATCGATAAACGGTAGATTTAGAATATCACCATGCTTACCATTTGGACTTGAATCTTCATGGCAAAAATTACAACCCATATTGCACTTATTCGTAATCTTTAGATCCATCGATTCTGGCTTATCTGGATTAAAAGAATCTGAATCGTTGTATCGAATCTTAGTACCATCATCAAGTAGAGTAACAAAATAATTGCCGTTCTTGTACTTACCAAGCACTCCCATGTTTTATCTCCTAATTGTAGCCATAATAACCAAACGCAACTACCTCATCACCGTTTTCTGTCGTGAATTCATTAGTATAATCTTCGTACCAATCACATGCCCTATTCCAAAACGTATTCCATGAATAAATTTCATATTCATATAGCACGTCTTCGAATTCTTCTTTGCCAAGATTGCTTAAAGAATCTTTATCATTATCAGAATGTTTATTACACATCAGTTCAACTGCTTCGTCCTTAGTGATAAAATTCTTATCTTTAGCATTAACAGAACAATCTGAACCCCACCATCCATCATTAAGGTATACTTCGCCATTCTCCCACGACTCAAACTCACTCTTCATACACATCGTAATTGAATGAGTACTACTACTATTTGTTTCAAAAACACCATGTCTAATCTGTAACATAATTACACCTTTCAATAATCACCAAGGAATAATACTAACAATAAAAGATATTACATTGATTGCAACCAATATGCATATCCTTGTTTCGATACGCATATTAGACCATATCCTCTTTGTCATCAAGTCTATGCTCATTAATTTCCCTTGTAGAAATAATCATAGTTCTCTTCATCATGATAAGGGTTTGGCTTCTCGTTCCAGTTATCGTCATACTCATAGAAATATTCATTTGCGATATTGCAACCATTTGGCTGGTCATCTTGATTGTCATTTCCAGTATATACCAATCCTTCAGAAAGGAATCGAACAAGCATATCTCCATCGCTTAACACAGATTCAACAAACTCTTGCGTTTCATATGAATGGTCAACATATCCATTGTCCAATACCCTATATCCGTCATCGTAAGTATACCACTTTGGCTTTTCAAATCTATAGGCAATATCATGCTCGTTGAGAATGTCTGTAAGCACCTTAAGCTTGTCTTCGACATTATCATAGCTATAAGCGCTGAGAATCGCCGTATAAAGATAAGAAGCTGGGTCTACAGATTCGTTAGCCCATCCAAACTTCCCGATTTTAAAATCAATAAAGTTAACAGTAGACTTTGTTTTCTTTGGGATGCAAATACTATGAGTACTGCTGCTATTTGTTTCAAATACTCCGCTTCTAATCTGAATCATAGTTAGATCCTTCCTTAGCCAACTCTTTCTCAAATCTTTCTTCTAACTGAAATATACTCTTCCCTTCTCCCTTCATTGGCCTATCGATTCTGCTTTGCAAACCTCTTAGCATCTGCCAATATCGGGGGAGATGTTCGTATATATTTTTCAGTTCTTTAAGGTTCTTGTTGGAACAGCACCAACAACTGACCCTATCAAGAACACTATACAACTCTATACCATCTTCTTCCCAGTCATATCCGTTATCGTAACAATACTGTAAACAATCTTTCTCTGCCATACCCCATTCGACAAGCGGATATAACTTATGTGGATTATCAGTTATTCTATCAGGTTCGTCAAGAGCAATGCCTACATATTCATAAACCTCTTCATCACCATACGTACTCTTGTAATGTTCTTTGATTGCCTTCAACTTCCCTGTAGTACCCCAACGACATCTACCTCCACACCATTCATATCCATAATGATATGGATATTCTTTGTCTTGTGGGTTTCTGTACTTTGTAGGTTTAACTAACATCTTATAATAAAAATTATCTTTATCGTGCAATTCAGTAAATTGAACACCCTTTTCTATAAGAACTTTGCGCATTTTATCTCTATTATTGTAGATGCTGTCAAACTCCATACCAGTATCAAAGAAAATTACTTCATCTAGCGGTTTGTTTTCTTCTAGCAATCTCAAAACCATCGCTAAACTATCTTTACCAAAGCTACAACTTGCAACATATTTCATACCAGCCACTTACACTATCGCAGTGTTTGCGGCAATTCGATAATCGGCTTGGATTCATTATTAAGTGCTTAGTTAGGCACAGCCACTCAATCTAATTTTACTTGCAGACTCTACCATACAAATCTCTGCAAAACCTAGTTTCACTAGGATAGGTATTACTCCTTTCGCATATCGCTATCAGTATTTAGTAGTTCTTTATTGTCGAACACATTTCCTACAACCTGCATTTCATCACGATTTTCAGCAATCAATCTGTAATATGCCCCATGCTTTTCATCAAATACATAATATTCAGCATGTTCTGCATAATATGCAACTACTCCGCTGATATTATCGTCTTCTGTATGCTTTACGATATCTCCCTCAAATATTGGATTTCCGTACTTATCATTAGCACCAATATAATTATGTACCGTATAGCGATTCTCAGAAACAAGTTCAATCTTATCATTACCAAACACAGTATTCTTCACAATAAACAGATCGCCGTATGAAGAAAGGCAAAACTCATCAGCACACCATTTATGTGTCACGTTATCATAAACTCGAAACATTTATATCACCTCCTTTTAATGCGCTGCCTTATCAGCTTCGTGCAGCTTCATCACCAAATCAAACAGCTCTTCTCCCCATAGTTTCTTATACTTATCACGCAATTTAATATTGTTATCGCGCTCCCAGTGATAAGGTTGCATATGCAGATTCACAAGCAAAGAAACGTCAAGTGCGTTTGCATTACCATAATAATCAAAGAACAAAGCTTCATATGCAGCAATATTTTCATGCCCATAATAATGTGCTATTTCAGTAGTCTCACCTTTTGAGTTGGTAAAAGACTTTACATACGGTTTGCCAATATCATGCAACAGCCCAGCAAAGTTAAGCAAGGTATCGTTTTCAAATGAGTTACCAGCCGCAAGACAGTGACTACCTAGAGTCATAGTGTGATGTGGATTGTTTTGATTGTCGTTGATATGACAATATACGCTAATAAGAATATGTTCGCTATTCTCGCTATCGTCCCAATACTTAACTTGGATATTGTCCCAACCCTCGAAGTATGCTGGAGTATTCCAACGGCGATACATATTATCAATAACATCAGAAGGAACAAGCCTATCCCTGTTCTTGTTGTTCTCAAGACATTGTTCATAAGGAGTAGCCATAATAACACAGTGCTTCTCACACTTTATATTATTAAGCTCCTGAACAAACGCTCGCCTACGCTTAGAACTGATGTTGGTAGAATCCATAACAGCGCTATTACCAGACTCCAGGCAATTTTTGATACGTTTGTGCATCTCTTGAAATACTTCTGCATTATGTTCTTGATCGTTTATATCTCCAAACATTTCTTCACGAAGTTTATCTGAGCTAAAGATTTCAGCGTTATATTGCTGTGCAAGCTCATTAGCATATGTACTTTTGCCGCTTGCTGGCAAACCAACCATACAAAAAAACTTAGGCATATAATTCTGGCATTTCATCATATAAATAACTCCATCTTTGACGATTCTTTATCCTTGATATTTGAGATTCACGAACATTATATTTTTCTGATAGATATTTTTGTGGCACACCATCTTTTATAGCTATTAATATCTCTATTACATCTTTTTCAGATAATTTTGCTGTTCCACAATTCTCTCCTCTATTTGCTAAGCTAAGTTTTTTATATGTTTCTTCTGTAAAATATTTATTTCCCCGACCATTTTTTAAACTTTCTAATTGCTTTTCTGTTGGGATATACCCAATTTTACTTTCACTCATTTTTTGTTTTGCTTCTTCAGTATGATGTTTTCCGTAAAAATTATTTAACTCACCTTTGCGTTGTTCGCTAAGTTTTTTCTTTGTCTCCTCTGAGAGATGTCTACCAGTAGCAGCAATTCTTAGCTTCTCTTTTGTTTCATCTGATACTTCGTACCCTCCGCTACCAGAAGCATATCTGCTTATGTTGTATCCTTTATCTCTGTTATATGATTCAAAATAATCAATCCATTTTTGTTCTACTTTCAATAAATCATCATAACTTCCATCAACTTTTTCAATTATTTTAAATTCAAAATTATGTTCACCATATTTATTCCACGCATTTTGTAGATGACCATTCACATGAGAATTATTATTCAATTCCCATTTATGTAAATAAAAACGTCTATTTATGTTCACCGATGATCCAATATAAACTTTGCCATTAACTAAATTTAAAATATGGTAAACACCTTGGACGCTATCCATTATTGTCTAATCCTTCTTCTTCAGCAGCCAATTACGACTGACGTTCTTGGTAGATAGCTTACCGTCCACAGAACGATATACAAAACCCTCGCGTAGACACTTATCGTTAATCATGCTCGGGCCATCGGCAGATACCTTAATCTCCTCAAAATCATCGGGCATAGTATAGCACTCATCGATGATTGGAACAAATGGAACATTGTACTCGTCAAGAATCTCCTTGGCTTGCAGAGAACCAAGTCTAGAACCATCGATGATAAGGTTGAATGCTGCAAAGTCACGACCCTTAATCTTCAGAGGGTTGCCCTGAAGCTTCTCACCATAAGTCTCGCCTTGAATTACAACGCGCTCTGCATTGCACTTATCGGCAATCTTCTGTAGAACATTCTTGATATCATACTTAATAGCCATCTCCCAATAAACATTACCATCAAGACCATTCATATCATTATGATAGTTCTTCTGGTTCATATCCATCTGTCGAAGATTGCGAGAGCAGACACCGAAATCTGTCTTAAACTTGGTAAGGTCAATGAAGAACGTGGTAGAAGTGCCATCAATCTTCTCGGTTACAACAAATGGTTCCTTATTCTCAAGAATCCAAGTCATATTCTCAATGCGATCCTCGTCAGTCTTCTTAATCCAAGAAGGGAACTGCTTTGGCTTGTCCTTCTTACGACCAAGGAACACGAACAGCAGCTTCTTTCCCCACTCGCGCTTCATCATCCACCTAAACCACTTCTTCTTTGCAAGGTTCTTATGACGAGCAGCCATGTTATTGTACTTTGCATTCTTATCTACACCATTAGACTTGCGCTTGTTGTCTTCCTTGACATAGTAAGTAACGCCAAGAATATCGGTAACATCAGTACCAACAGGCGCAAACGTACCGTCTGGAAGAATACTAGTAGGAAGCAGAAGTCCCTGACTGATAGCATTAAACTTGCCAAGTTTATAGGTCTTCACCTTGAAATGCTTAGGACGCAAAAACTCTGACCACTCCTTCTCTGGGAGCAGAGAGTCAATTTCGAAGAATACGGCTCTAGATCCAATATCGAACTCTCCCTTACGAATGATTACATTCCACCCACCTACATGAGCCATCTCAATATTATCTGCTCCCTCAATAGGAGTGATGCTATCAATCTGCACGATATATGCAAGCGCCCTCTTACCGTTGACAATCATTTCAAATCCTTTCTATAAAATCAGCATATAACTTTATTAGTTATATTAGTTATTATACAGCTTAAAACTAAAATTTCAAGATATTCTATATAAGAAAATCATCTAAATCATCTGAAACAATATACTCTGCACCAATTTCTTCATCATATACTACCATATATGATCTGCCACAGAAATAGTACATATCTCCATTACAATCTTCCTCCCACAACTCTTCATATTCGGCTTTGATATACATATCATATTTATCTTGTAGCTCTTTTACTTCCTCTATAAATTCATTAAGTTTGCTGTTCATTACTCAATTACCTCATGTTCGATAATGGTATACCACGAATAGTCAATCATACTTTCAAAACGCATATTTTGCTCTGGACACCAATCAGTTTCATGTCCATTTTTATCAATGAACATGGTACCATCATAATCATCGCTGTTGCAGCAAAGCGCACAATCTTCACAATCAATATTGCCCTTGCTGCAAACATACTTAGGATAACGCCATTTACCATCTGATTCTACTGTACCCTTGTCTTCAAGATGTTTTACAGCTCTTTCATAACTTGTGAAGAATCCGATAGAACAATCATAACCGTCTTCCCACGCTTCACCATTGTCATAATGAACTTCATAAATTTTCATTGCTACTCCAATTACTCATCATCATTAATATCACACTCTTTGCACATATCCCACAAGAGCGTTAAATATTCTGCGTCCCAATCATCTCCAATTTTTAAATAGTGACAGTAACCATCTTCCATATGTGGCTTGCTTTTATCTTTATCCCAAAACGGACAAAGATACCCAGTCATTTCAAAAATTGAATCACTATCATAGTTGAGACTATAGCAGTATATACCATCGGGAATCCATTTTTCAGGCTCCTTCATAGCTTCTTCTATAGATACATCTGGTTTTATTAACTTCATTGTTTATACCTACAATCACTTTACTTACCGTGAAATGCCGCCGCAAAAACAACAACAAACATAACACAAATAATTGCCACAAGCCAAATAGGACAAACCATATTTACTCCTATGAAATTAGTTTTTTAATTCTTTCCAACAATACTCATCAAACTCACCATAATTAAGAATTCTAATACGGCGAATAGGCACATCAATAATAGTACCATCTTCTAGTTCAATTACCGCATAAGCATGAGTTTCCTGTCCAGCGGAAGCAGATCCGATAGTAATACCAGCGCCATGTGTCCATGACTTAGGATAAATAAAATGCAACAAAGCATGTACATCGCCATCTGCACCATTATTATAAATACACGGTCTAAGCTGCTGTGTATTACGTTCAATTGGCAACGTTTGAATAGGAGTATTTTCTATATATTTTATTAGCTTCTTCATTTTTTTATCTAGCTTCTTCTGCTTTGCTTCTTGCTCTTCCAACTCTTCTCCAAACTGTTGTTGCTTATCAAACAATTTGGCAAATAACTGTTTTTGTCTGCTTGCACTCATTGCTTCCAATGATTCATTAGAAATGCAATTATCTTTCATTATTACTCCTTGAAATTATCTTTTCAATTTGCTGTTAATTGCAAATTGCTTTTAATTGCCAACTTCCCAAGTAAAATCGTGCCAAGTTCCCAAATAATCTATTATCCAACCAGTTGCTCGTGCAGCTTATTATAAAAGGCATCTACAACTTCATTAATAAGCCAATCAGCATTCAACTTATCTTCGATAATTTCGTTAATCTTTTCTTGAATCTTAGGACGTGCTTCCTCTACACATTCATCAAGAACTTGCTGTGCCTTAGACTTCTCTCCATTATCATCATTGCGAAGAACATAGTATATAGACAATTCATCTATGCATTCAAGAGTCTTTTCTGCAATCTTTTGATGCAAGTCTACTTCCTGCTCTTTAAGAATTTGGATTACAATTTTATGTGCAACATTATAAATAATGTCTGAAACACTTATAAGGCTAAGAGCGTGATTTACCTTTTCTCTAATTGCATATGTAGTTTCACATCGAACCATTTCCTTGATTTCATCATGGTCAAGATAATCTTCTATGTTAATCAATACTTCCTGCATTATTACCCCTTTAAAATTGGCTTTCTAAAACTTACTTATAACAAATGTTGTGTACAAGTTCAATGTGAACAAATAATTAAAACAGCAAGTGCCATAGCGCAGATAGTGTTGGCTTCCATTCTCCGTTCTTGAACTCGAAGCCGTTGACGTAAATCTTACCGTTGATAATACACGACTTAACGCTCTTAGACTTAGACGGACATGGTGGCAGCTCAACTCCATCAACAATTACCCTACCGTTAATTTGTGCGATACTCATAGTTGCTCCTTAAAACGCAAACTGATTTTGTAGCAGATTGTATCATAAATAATGTCTGATTCATTTGAGAATTAGAAAAAAGTGGAGCTTATATAGCTCCACTTAGAATTGATTTTCTATTTCGTGTCATTTCTACGCACCTAGTTACGTTTTCAGTAACTAATATCATAGAAACAACACGGATTCATCACATGAAAAAGTGCAAATAAGTTTACCATCTTTATTGTATACATAAAGGTGGCTATCATAACCAAATATCAGTCTACCGAACATAACATTATCAACATTATCGACAACAAGACCTTCATCAATTAGCGTCAAATATATTTTATCATTGTTTCCCATAGTTTATCCTTGAAATAAATTTCTATTGCTAATTGCAATAGCATAATATTTTATTGCTAATTATACACAGCCCATACAAGAATTATATCGCCAGTCATTTGCTTGGAACGCATGATAAATCTTTTCAAAGTCTTCTTCTGGAGCAAACGAAGATAGCCAATCCTTATGCTGCTTAATCCACTCTTCACAAGGGATTCCGTCTTCGTAGTATTCTTCTTCTTCAATCCAGTTTACAAAGTGCCAAGTGCGATACTCACCAAAAGTATATGCTGGATACTCTTGAAACGGAATGTCTACATCAAGAAGTTCTCCGTCCTTATACAGCTTCCATTCTCCGCTGCAAAGATTTGGATAGCTCCCACTCCATTCGGTTTTATACTCACTCATGTCTGTTCCAATCTGTTAGAATCTATTTTCTAATAGCTACCAATACATATGTACTTCTTCGATAGTTTCATAACTATCCTTTAAACTCTACCCAATTGCCATTCTCATCTTTCACTTCTATAAGAATGTTACTATCGCGCATCTGCTCTTCAACATTCTGTGCTATATTATACAACATTCCAGTAGCACGAGCCTTCTCAATCTCAAGCCAAGCTTTAAACTTTTGCTTCTCTGCCAATCGCTCAAATGCCCTCTGCTTATTCTGTTCAAAGCTGCGCTCTTCTTGACACTCTGAAACAGTACCAGAAGCGGGATGAATAATACGACAAGCGCTCATAGTCTTATTGCGCTTTTGCCCACCCTTGCCACTGCCCTTAAACGGCTGCACAACGAAATCCTTCTTGTCTTTTGACAAAGAGAACAGTAAAACCTTGTTTTCATTCATAATATGTCTCTTCAATCTCTTAAAATAAAATCAATCTTTTATTCCCAAGGTTTAATTTCTACAATATCTTTATATCTGATATCATTATGCAACCTGAAGAACTTACCTAGCGCATCATTAATACCAACCGAATCAACAACACAGTGATATTCATTATCTTCGTATACAAATTTTATATCATATGTAATCAAGCAATTAAAATCATCGATATAAATATCTGCCCTATTATCATATTCTTCATCTGAATAATATTGATTTTGCCAGTTGCTCATTCTACATCAACCTCTTCCCAGTCTTCTTTATATACAACTTCACACATCACGCGATCGTCACCACAAAGAAGAACCTGAAGCACAACAACGTCCTTATATTCATAATCACTTACACGTTTGCCACAATGATCGTAATGATATCCTGTATAAATGCCCCATTGTGGACTTGTTTTGTTGAATAAGTTTTTGGCAATTTCACTACCAAATTGACATTGGGCAATAAAACTCTTCGGGTGATTCTTAACCAACATACCGCTCACAGCATTAATGTTAAGACTATTTGACTGATTATAACTTGGTTTAAAAGTATTATTAGTAGTGTCAAACATTATATCTCCCTTAAAACAAACATTTTATGTTGGTAGCATTATAGCATATAACATTTATAGTTTAAATCTTATGAACATATATATTGACATTATATCCATGTACAAACTCATGGCAAAGTGCATCAACAATATAATAACCTTCTTTTAACTTTACAGTATCGCCCACATTAGGAATGTATGGCAAAGCACTGCATTTGTACAGGTACTCATCTGAATCAATATCATAAAAAGTTGCAGTTATCAAATAGCTTTCGCAATAATCACTCATTATTCTACCTTTCTATGAAATCCGTCTTTTAATCTATCTTCTTCTCTACCCAGTTACCATTTTCATCTTTCACTTCAACACGAATATTAGCATCACGCATTTGCTCTTCTACGCTTTGCTCTACATCGTGCAGCATACCAATTGCACGAGCCTTCTCAATATCAAGCCAAGCCTTAAACTTAGGCTTTTCAATCAAACGACTAAAAGCCCTCTTCTTATTTTGTTCAAAGCTACGTTCTTCTTGACACTCTGAAACAGCACCAGAAGCGGGATGTATAATACGGCAAGCGCTCATAGTCTTGTTTCGCTTTTGACCACCCTTGCCGCTTCCTTTGAACGCCTGTACAATAAAATCTTTTTGGTCTTTTGATAAAGAAAACAACAGAGTTTTATCCACAGCAGATCCTTCCTTCTTATCTCATAAGCTTTAATTTGCTTCTGAATTCAACCAATCAAGATAACTACCATCTGGAATTATAACACGTTCATTTCCTCTAGAAACGCACATAGCACAACTTCCAGTCTCTTTATCAAAGAAGAATTTAGCTCGCATATCTGCTGCTCGCTCAGGAGTTCCGAAATATTTCTCCCAGTTAGTCATTACACATCCCACCCTAGATAATAGGGATCGTAATCGCCATAGATATCATCTTCATCTTCATTTTCTTCACATTCGATTGTGTTCAAATCACGACCACATATAGGACAATAATTGATTTTAAGTTGGTTATATCCATCCTTATAAGAACCACAAAGAACGAACTCTTTTGAAGACAGCAATTCAACAAGACTCATATTCTCTTTGTCATTGTTAGTTAGAATGTCTTTGCAATACTCACACATGATGTTCACTTTTCTAGTATCGTAACTAACTTACGAGCATATTATAGCATTTACTTTGATGGTGCTATTTGATAATTTTAAATTCATAAGTTCTACATAAATAAAAGAGCAGAGCTATAAGCCCTGCTCAAATCTAATGGTCGATATCGCCAATTGTGCCTCTATCACGAATCATGTTATCACCTCCAATCATTTAAAACCGCCATTTTAAAGCTTATACAACACAATATATTGTGGTGATTATAAATTCAAACCACAATATATTGTGTGCAAAATTTCTAATTTGCTTGCCTCAAAATCTTAATGCTGTTCTCAATCTCTTTTACTACCTTATCAATATCTTCATTTGAAATATCTTCTGAAAATGTAATGCGAATACTTCTAGCACACTCTTCGTCAGTAAGACCAATCGCTTTTAGAACATATGAAGGCTTCTTCATCATAGAGTTACAAGCAGAACCAACTCCAATGCATATACCAGACATATCAAGTAAAAGCAACATTTCTTCTCCACCAACTTCCTTTGGCAGCATGACATTGATATTACTTGGTAATCTATTATCTACTGGCCCATTGAGCTTGCATCCAGCATCAGTTAGCTTATTAATAAAGTAATCGCGCACAAGTTCAATTCTATTGCTATCCTGTACTCTTTTCTTTGAAAGCTCTACTGCCTTAGCAAAGCCCATAATATACGCGGTGTTCTCAGTGCCTCCCCTTAACCCATTCATCTGACTACCAAAAATAAGAGGGTTAATGTTGATACCATTGCGCTTGTAAAGAATGGCAGTTCCCTTGGGTGCAGAAATCTTATGTCCACTTGCAGTCATCATATCAATACCAAGATAATTAACATCAATAGGAATATGACCAAAACTTTGTGTACAATCACAATGCAAAATAGCACCATTATGACCATGTACTATTTTAGAAATAAGTTCAATATCTTGAATTGAGCCAATTTCATTATTAGCGTGCATAATAGAAACAAGAACACTATAACTATCGAGGTCAAACTTATGCAAGTAATCATCAAGCTGTTTAATATTAACAACCCCATCTTTATTTACATCAATATAGAACACATGAGCATCATACTTAAGTTCGTCTAGGCAAGCCATAATAGAATGATGTTCAATTTTAGAAGTAATAATAACAGGAACCTTATCAGTATGATTTCGCGTGTAATTAACAAAACCTTGCAAGGCCCAGCAGTTGCTTTCTGATCCGCTAGATGTGAAATAAATCTCATCAGCATTTGCACTGATAAAATCAGCAACAGTTTTCTTTGCGCTGTTCAAATTTTCCTTTACCTTCGTAGCGTTGCTATAAAGAGAAGATGGATTATGCCATTTATTGTTCAGATATTCAACAATGACATCAACTACCTCCTGATTAGGCTTAGTAGTAGATGCTGTATCAAGATAAATGTTGTTCATTTAGCACCTCATAATTAAATGGAGAACTGCTTTACGACAGATATGATAGCATACCAATCACAAACAAAGCAGTTCTCCATAATATCAACACATATTTTTAATTAACAGATTCAAGCATTCGCTTCATGACGCTCTTGTTATTTACCATCCTAGACTTGCACATATCCATATACTCTTGCGCTTCGTCAATAACAGCATTGCATTCATCAATCTCATTCTGGAGAAACTTCTGCTCACAACGAAGGTATGCAAGATGAATACCAAATGCAAGATCGAAATCGTCACCTTGGCTGCACATTGCAGTAGAGCGGATAACCTTACCATTAGGATAATCAAGCATATTGTTTAGAATACGCACTTCAACATGCTTGAAATTGGTGCGATACTCTGCAATGGTATCTCCAACTGGATTAATCATGCGAGTCCACTTAGTCCATCCGTTTGCTTCATCCTTCTTGGCAAAGTATTCATAAAGGTCTGCAATATCAACAGTGCAAGCAACATCGCCGTAATAATCATCGCTAATCACAGCATATGTATCAGTGATATTAGTTACCTTATAAGTCTCACCAACCTTAAGGCCGTCCATATCCTTTACAAGAACCAGCTTATCATCTTTAACAATGTTCATATTTAAGACTCCTGACACTCATCTGCATAAGGACAAACATCGCAATCAAAAGCATCGCCTTGGTCATAATCTCCATTAAGAACAGATAGATTGCTCGGATACATAGCAGCATAATCCTCAAGCTCGTAAATCTTATTGTAAATCTTCTCCATGATAGCATCGTAGCAATACTCTTCATCGCTCTCATCAATGCAGTTAAAACTATCTACAATTACATAACCGTTAGGAAGCTTTACTGCTACGACACGGCAGGTATCGAAAGCATCAGTAGTTACAATCTCAGAATTATCTAGGATTACCTCAATCCAATCCTTATCTTGTACATCGTCCTCTTCATTAGCAACTATCTCAAAATAATCGTCAAAATACTTATCGATAGTGAAAGTAAACAGCTTTGTATGATTATCCTTTTCAAACATGATGGTTGCAAAGTTTGCTCCAACCTCGACTATCTTATAAACATCTCCCTTTGAACCGATAAAGCAATCCTTCTTAAGCATAAGTTCATCATTTACCTTGATACCCATATTATCTACTCCTTTATACCCTACGTAGTTTCTTGCATTTCTTAAACTCTCCACACAAGCACAAAACGCCTGTTTCTGGATGAAAGAAAGATGGATAAGTACCATCAAGTGATTTGCACATAACTGGAATAGATGGGAACCTCATACAATCACCAGCTCCTTGGTGTCTATCTGGGTCATAACGTTCAGTAGGCTCCCAAAATTTACAGTTCTCACAACACTTTTTAACTTTCGACTTTTTCTTAGGCATAGCATCTAACCTTACTTGTTAATATAACTTAATAATTTGTTTCTAATAATTTTAGCATAATAGTCAATGTTCTGTCTACTGCATGATAACCCTTTTGCAATCTCGTTATGAGTCATTCCACTTATCAGCATATCTACAATTTCTCTTTCCTTGTCTTCGAGACTGTTTGTAAACTCTGATAGCATTATAGCATAGTCTATGGATTCATATGAATCATAATCATAGAATAGTTCTAAGAAATCTTTATTATCTGTATTCTGAGTGTTTTGCTGCGCATGATAATATAATATATAATCTTGTGGAATAGAAGACTTAGAGTTTATACTGCGCCAGTACATATTGAGTTCATTTTGCATACAACGATAAGCGTATGTTGAGAACGCTCCTTTGGTTTCATCAAAAGACTTAGCTGCTTTGCATAGCCCAATAGCTAACAGATCATAATAATCATCTAATGAAATATTTCTATTATGTGCATATGAATATATAAGGTTATGATTGCTAGATACTAGTTCTTGTTGTTCATATGTAAGTCTTAGGTTGCTTTTATCATCTTGTTTCTCCATATATCATACCTCTCTTTTATGCATTCAATTCAAGATAGCTATATCCTTCATCGTCAGTATAGTAAATCTTCTTGATACCAAGGTCTTTGATAGCATTCATACATGCTGGGCAAGGCTTTGCACAGCCATAGCCAAGAGGTTTTCCATTGCAAATACGATAGACATAAATCTTACACTTGCTAAAATCAATATCCTTACCAATTACATATGGAATATTAATAAGAGCAGATATCTCAGCATGTAGCGTATCATTGATACACACTCCATCATTATTATTAAAATTCCTATACCTTCTATTATACTGCTTTTGAAGCGGGTGTGATTTATTTGAGTTATGACCACGACCAATGATATGACCTTTGTATGCAAGAACACAACCAACATTAAAACGCTGGTTCTCACCTTTCTTTGCTTCCATACGTGCATGATTGAACATTCTCATATCGAAGTTCGTGAAACTCACAACAAATCCTTTCTTGCATATTCTTTCTTTTATTATGTATGCATTATAACACAATAGGCTCCAACTTTCGTAAGAGCCTATTAAAATTTTAACAGCTTTAGCTGTGGTAAACTTCTGGCGGGACTGACGGGATTTGAACCCGCGACCTCTGATGTGACAGACCAGCGCTCTAACCATCTGAGCTACAGCCCCATTTGGCTCCGCAGGTAAGATTCGAACTTACAACCCAAGGATTAACAGTCCTTTGCGCTGCCATTGCGCCACTGCGGAATATCTGGCGGAAGCGGTAGGATTTGAACCCACGGGTGTTTTATCACCAGCAGTTTTCAAGACTGCCGCCTTAAACCACTCGGCCACGCTTCCGTTTATATAAAATAGATACTATAAATATCATAATATCTATGTTGTTTATGGCGCGCCTAGTATGACTCGAACATACAACCTACGGATTAGAAGTCCGTTGCTCTATCCATTGAGCTATAGGCGCAATATGGTGAAACCGATGGGTTTCGAACCCATGACCTTGGGATTAAAAGTCCCCTGCTCTGCCTACTGAGCTACGGTTCCATATTTGGTAGCGACACGGAGAATTGAACTCCGATTCCCACCTTGAAAGGGTGGTGTCCTGACCATTAGACGATGCCGCCATGTTTTTTCGCTATTAGTAAAAACAGCTTGCACCACGAGAAGGTTGCGAAAATTAGCAAGCCGAGCGGGTAACGAGAATCGAACTCGCATTCACAGCTTGGAAGGCTGGTGTCCTACCATTGGACGATACCCGCATTGGTGCCAGTGGAGAGATTTGAACTCTCAATCTCTTTCGAGCAACTGTTTTTGGGACAGTCTCCTATGCCATTCGGATACACTGGCTTTGGCTTCCTCTCAGGGATTCGAACCCCGACAAATAGAACCAAAATCTATTGTGCTACCGTTACACCAAGAGGAAATGGTCGGGATGACAGGACTCGAACCTGCGTATGCTTGTTCCCAAAACAAGTGGGTATCCACTACCCTACATCCCGTTGGTTAAATATTCTATCATTTCTTTCTTTCATATTTTCTTTCTGGGTTATAAATCTACAGTTACCGTAAGTATAATTTCCAGAATCATTATATCTTGCAAGCACATATTTATCCCCAGTGAACCCAAGATTAGAAGATTTTAATCCAGCATTTTTAACTAGCAAACAATATTCATCAAATGTTAGTTCACATATAAGACCTTCGGACTTTGCATTAATACATTTGTTAATGTATCTTCTATAAAGCTTACCATCATCATCAAGTTCTTTTTCTAAACTTGAATGTATAACTCGCAAACTTTCTGCTTGTTCTCTAACTTTATCAGAAGTCTCTTTGGTTAAACCTTTATTCCACGGACTAATTAAACCTTTCTTGATCCGTTCATTTGGATCAAAATTTTTACCATCTCCATGAGTTCTCCACTTATGAGTGCCAATTCCCATTTTTGAGAATTGCTTGCCACATATCTCACATGTGATCTTTTCTTCCATAACTGGTTCTCCTTTTGCTATATTACAAACTGCGCCACAGCTAGTCTGAATATATAAACGCATGTTAAGTTATATAGAAGGCTCTGTAGCCCCACTCGGATTCGAACCGAGATGCCTTGCGGCGGTGGATTTTAAGTCCCAATGTGTTATCGCACAGGCTTTTTATCCTATGCTTCTTATGATTTCTCATAAGTTCGGCATACCTTTTCTGCAAAAGCAGTCGCGGTCTCGTGGAAGGATTATATCTTTTCACCTTCTATGCTCTGCCCCTGACTATACTTTATATAGCCTTCGGTTCGGATTCCCTTATCATAAAGACTTAGGGTTCCCGCTTAATACCGCGATTTATACACAGCAGTTATGGGTACTGTGTATGCCAATTCCACCATGAGGCCACATAGCCTTCTATAAAACTTGGCATGTTTTGATGTTTCGCTCTTAAATAACAGAGTAGGGGATGAATGAGTTGAACATTCCTCGGGCGGTTATAAGCCACCTGCTCTAACCGATGAGCTAATCCCCCACCCCGTTATTTAAGAGCGTCATCAAATATTGATTTCATTGAAATCAATACAGAAGATTATTAAATGAAGCAATTAACTTATCGTTGAAAGGTAGGTGGCTTTTCGCTTTATCAATAATCTTCTATATTGATTTCTCAAGGTGCATAAGCATTGTAGCATATAACTTTGTGAGCTTAATGCTGAATTTCAAATTTTTTTTAAATGCTTTTCATACTATTCACACTCTATTGATTTCATAGAAATCAATATGAAAGACTATTAAGATAAAAGTTATATCGCAATAATAAACTTAAACAAACAATCAGTTCAAACAATTTAAGCAAATAATCACTTAACACATAACTCTGGAAATATGTTAATTAATCATTGTGCTTTTCTGATATTCAAACAAAACATTTAAAGCAACTTCGTTCATCTATCAACCTTACAAATACCTCTCACAAAAGATTGAAACGATTCCCTATTTCCTTTTAATCTAATATTTATAAATGACAAATATAAATAATGTTGAAGAATCACTAATGTAGCTTATAAAAAGAGATACAGCTGTGAAACATGGTTATTGCCTTCTATCAAAATAGCCTTCCATATTGATTTCTCAAGGTACATGCATATTCTAGCATCTAACCTTATCAGTTGCAACCATAAATTTCAAAAAGTTTTAAAGTTTTCTGAAACCATGATTCCAAAGATTTACTCACACAATATATTATAGTGTGAGCATCTTGTCAAATGTACAACTAGAACATAACACATTTGACATTCAAAAATACTTGGTGCTTATAACACCACTAGTATTTTATACCAAATTCCCTGAATTGCAACTATAAATTGATAATATCTTGTGCCTTTTCTCATAGCGTATTCACGTATGCTATCTAATAATACATTGACCAGCACAGTTCCATCTTTAGCTTTTAATATAACTCTACCATTTTCAAGAGACACACTTGTATTTAATTCTCTAACTCTAGACAACAACATATAAGGCTTATCAGAATATAGATCTATATGTATTCTACTGAACTTTTTGCCATTAAAAGCCTCACTAAAATTTGATTTATCATTACCAACTACAAAACCGTATTCTTTAAGTTTATTCATAAGCGTATCTCCTTCAGAAGTATTACTCATATATAACTTGGTTTGTCAAGAACTTCGCTTTCAAAATATATAGTATCATAAAAATTGTCTGAATTTCAATATAAAAAACGAACAAATGTTTTCTCAACATTGTTCGTTTTTGATTGCAAATACATCTAAATGTCCTTGTACAAGCTCTCTAAAATTACGTACTTCAGTATCGCAGTTACATCTATCAAGCTCATCACGAATAATTTTATTTATTTCTCTATTCCTATTTCCGTTGGCAAATGCATCATACAAACTTATATTCATGCTGTTTAACTTCAATGTAATCCTATGCATTATCCCGCTTATATATAATTGCAATGGCAATAAACTATATCCAACATATTCCTTTGAAATTTTCCTAAGTATTCGATAATATGAATAACGATAAGAGTACTCAGAAGACCCTTTTCTATTTTCTACTTTAAAACAACTATCTTTATACAACCCACTTATCTGCAAGTTGAATGATCCATACCTATTCTTTCGTTCCCACACATCTAACTTTCCAAGCTTTTTCAAATCATCTGCCAGCTTATCGCTTATATTAAGACCGTGCTCATTCCCATTATCGTCTCTTAGAGTAACAACACTGTCGTTTACATCTGACGCTCTGAGATTCTTTATTACACTCATATCATCATTATATATGCCTTCATATAAACATCTAAATAAAGTCTGCTGGTAAAACGCATTGTAATCCTCATACATTTCTATGTCGTGATAGACACTTTCAAACATATCATGTGATATAAATTTTTTATCAGCGTATTGTTTTGCTATTTCCCATATCGCATTGCGATCAATATCATTCGCAATATAATATAGGTCGTCATTCTCAATATACTTTGCGTACAATTTAATTATATAACATATAGTTGTAATCGACTTAATGCTCCGTGGCTTAAACTCCAATATAATATTTTCAACATCAATTGGTGTTACATTGGAGTAATCATAATCACCTAATTTGCTTAATGATTTAACCACCTTCTGCGTATTTGCGGATTCAAATGTAGCAACGAAACCGCTATAGTCTTTACTCACATAATTCTCTCCTTTCTATTTTTTCAGAATTGTATACGTTCTGATACATATAACCTTATTGTAAAGGATGATGAATAATAAGTCTACAATTCACCATCCTTTTATAGCGTTCATATATAACCTTAAATCAAATCAATACCAAGATTAAGGTTGTTAAATGTATCTTCAATCTCAACGTTCATAAGTCCGATATATTTCATCGTAACCTGGACTGACGAGTGATTAAAGATATTACACAAAATAACAAGCGCCTTGTTCTTGTCGTTAGACTCGTGCCAAATCCAAAATCCAAAAGTTTTACGCAAACTGTGTGATCCAATGTTCTGATTGATACCAGCTTCACATGCTGTATCCTTAATAATCCTGCACAAAGAATCAACACAAATTGGTTTATCGCCCTTACGAGAGGCAAAAAGATAATCATTAATACTATTAAAAGGATATTCCTCAAGGTATGCATCAATAATTGCCCACACTGCATTGTTGAAATACAAAGTTACAAACTTCTTCTGCTTTCTAGTCTTTTTAGGCTGGATCTTATAAAAATCCTTACGACTTCCATCCTCATTAAAGAAGAAAGACCAACGCAATTCACGCAAATCACTTGCACGAACACCAACATTAATACCAATAACAAAGAGCATCTTGTTTCTATATGCAATTTGACGCTGATTATCGTTTTCGGCTTCGTCAATATGCTTATCAAATACTGCGATCATAGCAGCGATCTCTTCCATAGTACGGAAAGCATATACTTCACAGCTCTTACCAGCAAGAGGGTGCTGCTCCTTAACATCTTCAACTACAATATTATCATTATCAACAACAATAAACGGAATGACATTAGACTCGTTCTTCATGTTAAGTTGAACTGCCAAGTTGCTCATTTTGAAATCCTCCTTTTAAGAGATAAATTTACATACATATCCTTCTCTAACTACATTCTAGCACCGTCTAATCTATATGACAAGTAGTTAGACTTGAGATTTCCACAAACAAAGAGGGTGATTTTTACTCACCCTCTTTGCATCTATGCTTATAAGCAACTAGTCCCAAGAATCATAATTGTGATTCTTCATCTTCTTCGGCTTAGACTTGTTCTTCTTATTCTCCTTCAGCTTCATAGTCTTACCAGAAGAGAACCATTCGTCACATGCTTCATCATCACTATATACAACCTCACCAGTTACCTTGCAGCTTCCGCAATCATCTTCTGGATACTCGCCATAATCAACAGCGAACCAACCATAGTTACCGCAGCTACCGCAGTTGTGAGTGCAAACACCAGACATTATTACTCCCTTAGTCTAAAATAGTCCACAAATCTTAAGCGCGAGTCCAACGCTAAACAACACATTAACAAAACATACAATCCAAGTCAATTTAATACCAAGTTCTGCATCGTTCATTCTTGAAAACAATACACTAGCGAAATCTTCTTGACGTTTGATATCTTCATTTAGATAAGATAGTATCTTTTGATGTTTATCTAATGTTTCAACAATAGCATCATATTTATTTTCTATCATAAAGACTACTGCACCTTTCTTTGCTATCTAGGTTTGTTCCCAATGTATCATCATAACATTCACAGTCATAATAATAATCATCCCTAGTAAGGTTATCACCGTAAAAATCTTCTGGGTCAAAATTCATATCTGTTGGGTCTATATTCTCCATGCGCTCCCAATAATCATTATATTCATCAGGCTCAGGCCATCCATACGGTGTCATATCTGGGTCATTTTCGCTAAACATCGTTACTCCAAATCAATCCATTATTCCATGCATCAATAGCTTCTTCCTTGCTATCATAATATTCTGTTTTTGTCATATTGCAATACCAACACCTAACAGCATACAGAGAATATGAGCGATCTTTGGTAGTGTGTGTTTCAACGATAGGTGTTTGCTTGCAAATATAACACTTATTTATCTTAGTTATCTTAGACATTAAGTGCCCTAACTAGTTGATTATGGCTACTCCACATGATTTACATCTAAAAAGCTTTTTATACTTTGGGAATTCCCCCACCTGCCAAACATACTCAAGTTCACCATGACATACAGGGCATCTATCAGATAAATCAATATCAAAAATAACCTTATTTACAGTTGGAATATCATATGTAACGCAGGTCTTTTGCTTTTTGTCACAACAACAAACCGAAACCATATTTACCACCTTAAAACTTTCCAACGATATAACCAAAGAAAAACGCTCCAGCCACAAACATCAACCATTGCGCTTCTTCCTCATTTGGCATCTTGAACTTCATTACCGCTCCCTACTGTTTTTCCTGTTTTTATTGCCACGCTTATTATACCGCTTCTTACCGCGATTGGTAATATCATTCTTGCAAACATCTTTTGCAGTATCTCTTACAGTCTGGCAATCAATCATAATCTTATCGCCAAGAGCCTTGCACTTGCCATTATCGTAATAACTACAGCGAATCACAACAATTCTCCATATCAATAGTAGGTTTAACACAGAATACATTATAGCACAAATACAAATAGAAAAAGGGCTAGAACACAAAATATTCTAACCCTTAAATCTAGTAGCTGCATAGGTTTTATCAATCATCAATTTCCTAAATTATTTAGAAGCCAACGTAAACATCTAACGTTCCGCTTCTTCCAACTCCGCAGTCTTGGACAATGCAGGTTCCAAACAAAGGAGAATTGATAACTGTTCCGTGTTTGTAATCATCTGATGCTACAATAACACGACCCTTTTTGTCGCGGTAAAGTCCATCTTTGCAAAGAGTCCATTGTGGTGTTTTGTAATGGTACAAAACCCTGCTTGAATAATAAGTATAACGAAACTTACTATCGCTAAGAACACCAGCCGAACGGAAATTGTAAGGGATTTTGAATGATCCACCAGTATATTTTCCTACGCCACCAGTGGCATCATATTCCGCTTGCTTTTTCTTCAACTTAGCTTTCAGCTTGTTAAACTTATTCAAGGCTTTATCATACTCCGCAGGAGAAGTGGACTTAATCATCTGCTTTTCGTACTTGCGTAGGTTTTCTTTCTGAGCCTTGGTGATTACCTTCTTATACTTCTTGATAGTTTTAGTAGCTAGACCTTTGGCCTTTTCATGCTTCTTATTCATATCCTTTTCGTACTCTTCTAGGCTCTTGTAACCCATCTCAAGATAGTTTACATCGGAAGAAATAGCTTCTTCCTTAATATCGGAAGAATTTGTTTCTTCCGCAAAGACAGTCTCGCTTACAACGGTGTCTTCTGTTGGCATTGCATAAGCAGTAAAGCAAACGCAACAAACAATAATGATAGTAGCAATAATTCCAGCAACAATACTTTTCTTACGTCTTGTTAAGCCCAAACTATTACTGTCCGAATCGGACTTAGACATACTCATATACAACTCCTTAGCAATTCACCATGCCGTATTGCATGGATTAGCCACACTAACATTAGCAAGCTAACATTGTGCGGTGCAGCCATGAATATTAGCTGCTCTATATTCGTCTTCTCAAAGAGCTTTGCCATCAGTCTTTTCTCAAGACATTCTAGCGATGGTCTTAAACATTGGTTAAGTTTAAAACATCTGAAATATGTGGATCACACACATTTCAGTAGCAAAGTCTTTTGCTATTAAAATAAAAATTATTCCAATAGCATATAACCTTAGCAACTACAAAATAAATGATAGCAATATATAAAAGTTTTGTCAAAGTACAAAATAGAACAATCTGAAAAAATAGAATTATGCGAAGCAGATTTATTATTTTCTTATTCTTCTTATTCTTCTTATGTGTATAGTAAATTTGATTAATTTTTTCTCATTTTTTTAGACGATTTTTAATCAAATTTAGACAAATATTAATCAAATTTAGACAGTACCTATAGACTTTGTGTTGTTTATTTTCCTTTAGCATTCGAAAAACGGATTGCAGTATGGTGTTTCATAAAAATCCCATCTGTCATAGTCAGCACTGTTGCTCTTCTTATGTATGTGTAGATAACCCTTTTCTTCCAACTCCTTACGCGCATTGTAGAATGATGCTCGTGACATACCTGTGTCATCCATAATGATTACTGGAGACAGATAGCTTTGGTATTTATCGTCATTCATCACAAACCATATGTAAAGCTGTATTGCACTCTTGCCTAGGCTTCTAATAGCTAGGAATGTTGCTTCTTTGGAGTGAATTCCGAAAGATATTCCATCATCCATGTAGTTTTCACATAGCTTATTCACACAGAATGCGTCTTGATTGGGATACAACTCAATATCAGGTTGCCCAGGCGAACTCCACTTGCGCTTCTTTGGGTTGAATTTGGATTTATTAGTTTCATTTACTTCTGCCATTGCTGCTCCTTGCTACTTTGCTTTGCTTAATTAACTAATTAACCTACGATTCTATTGCTGTAATATTCCTCAACATCTGCTCTAAGGCTATCAGAATCGGTATAGAGCCATACCAATTTATCGCAATCATATTTATCTACTGCAACCTTATATGGCTTATATCCCTTCTTGGTAAGGAACTCATACAGCCACAACTTTCTACAAACGTAAGTTTTGCTATTCATTAAAAATTCCTCATTTCTCTTATCAAATAGCATATAATCTTATCGGTTATTATGATAAAATACAATATAATATTTTGAATTATCCGTCAAATCAACAAACAAAAAGACCAGTATTTTCTGGTCAATTTGTGTTAATATATATTATTCATCTTCAAGATCAACACTAAGTTTATTCTTTGCAATCTTCAATGTGAAGGAGCCATCGGCGAATTGACGCATGAATGCTTCTAGCACAATATTCATTGGAAATCCAAGTTCTTTACAATAATCTTTAAATTCATTCAGGACTTTTTCATCAATAGTTGTATTTAGCATTGCGCGCTTTTTAGTTACAGCATCGCTCTTAATACTTGCCATAATAATATTCCTCCTTTATACAGGGTTGTTGCTATCAATATTATATCATGTTAAATATTGATAGCAACAACCTATGAAACTATGCTGCGTTATTGATTGCTTCGTTTCCATGAAGCACATACTTCGTAGATTTCTCGGCCTTGCTTGCAGCACTAACAATCATACGATTGTCATTCTTAAATACATTAATCCAACTTTGAATATATGCAGCAGAATTCCTAAATGTCTTTGGAGTTTCTATGCCAATAGTATTCATAAGCATAGAGCTACCAAGTTCAGCAATAAGTTCCTCTTTGCTATAATCTTCGGAACCGAATTTTGCCAGCTTTGTATCGGTTCCAAATCTACTTAGCCTGCTTGGATGTCCAACGGAATGCTGAATCTCATGGAACAAAGTGCTGTAAAACTCGTTAATCTCCTTAAACTGCTCTTTGCAAGGGATACTGATATAGTCACCAGAAGGAGAATAGAAAGCCTTATCGCTGATAATTTCCTTAATCTCAATGCCCTCTCGCTCTGCATAATCATTCTTGATTTTCTCCGCAGACTCGATAGGCTCATGTTCAGTAATCTCACGCTTCAAAGGCTCAACACCATCAACCTGAGAAACGTGGAATACGTTGTAATAACGCAGCATAGGAATGGACTTTGTAACTTCCTCTCCATCCTTCATTTCCTTTGTGTTAAAAATCTTCCAAAACACTACAATCTCAGACTTCTCTCCCTTGCGAACCTGTCCACCTGCGTCTGCCCACTGCTTATAGGTAGCATATTCTCCGTCATGGGCAAGAATCATTTGATTCAGCAGACTATAAGGTTTCTTAGAAACGCGGTTATAAGCACCAGCAGCAATTCCAGTCCAAGGCTTATTCCAAGGAACAACACCCTCTTCAAGCTGCTTGATAATCCTATCGGTCACAGCCTGATAGACATTCATCTTTGCGTTAGCCATGATTACTCGCTTTCTGTAGCGTCTTACCTCTGTACCTGTACTATATCACCATAGTAAGTAGCTTACAAGTAGTTATCTTAAAGATTTCATATAAAAAAGCAGGGTGATTAACACCCTGCTTAAACAATATTTCCAGTTACATAAGCCATTTAACATCATAGAACATAGCGTTGTATTTCCCATCATCGAATGTTCTATCCATATGATAATGACCGAAGAACCAGCGCTTGAAGTCAAGATTCTCCGCTATGTATTGCAGCCAATTAGTGTATTCGTTAAGACCTCTGCTGTAGTCACGAATATTCCACAATAGCATTTCTGCAATATCACTAGGAGCATCGTGAGTAATAACGTAATCAACTTTCCAATTATATTTATCTAGCGTTTCACACGCTTTCGCACGTTCTTCTTGGGAAGGAACCTCAGCTCTCCACCACGATTTGTTCTCAGTACGGTATTCAATATCGTGAGAAGGGGCACCTCCCATGCAGAAGAATAGTTTTCCTTGAAGATTAAATACTTCTCCGCGCATAAGGTGGTAGATTGAATTTCCAATCCTATGTACCTTGCCACCGTTCCACTCCTCAATCTCGTAGTCATTGTTTAGTCTATCGAAATTCTCATGGTTTCCATCAACAAACAGTGTAGTCCACGGTTTGTTTTCTAACCAATCAAGCCAATATCTCTCTTCTTTGGTTTCTCCACGATAATCCCAGATAAGGCCAAAATCTCCGCAGATAATCATGTAATCATCTTTAGTTAAATCACTTGCATCAAAGTAATTTGAGCCTAGTTTGTAAATATCATGTTCTCCATGAATATCACCACATATAAAGATGCTCATTATTATTTAACCTTACTCTGCCAACTTATGAGCACAACTATTGCAGCACGGGACTTCCTTCTCTGCTCCGTTATCTACAATAACAGCGGTACTCTTAATCTTCTTTGTACCCTTGCAAAAGAAACACACTGGCTTCTCTACATTACAACCCATCTTGATACTCTTAATAATAGCAGCCATATTTACTCCAATCTATATATGCTACATTACATAGAAAACATTGTAGCACATTATCTCCGTTATACACGGTTGATCTTAAGATTTGTTCTTCGCCTTAATCCACTGTCGATACATCCAATGACACCTCATAAGCCTGTCAATACTCCATCGGTCAGAGCAGTAGAACACGTCTGCACTGAAATCAACGAACCAATCATCAGCACTCTTGTCTCTCTCGTCCTCTGTTGCCCATAGATGCTTCCAATTGCCGCAGCACATATCATTCCACAGAACATCTGAGCCACTCTTGTTTATTCCTAGATATTTGCACACCTTTACAAAGATTGAATACCAATCATCGGTGACGTTTTCAACATCGCTATGATTCTCCTTGTATGCTTCACAGAACTTCATACAGTCCTTGAAGATGCCAAGTGATTTATGGTGGAGAATACTGTCTTTTAGGCTAAAATTCCGAATTTCAAACAACCTATATTTAATGTCGTTTATCATTCCAATTTACCTCTTAAAATCGTGATTTTAATTCCTAGTTATGAGCAACAGCCCATTCATCACGTGCCTTCTTGCGCAACTCCCTAGATTCAGGAGAAGAATCTGATTTTCCACCAAGTTCAATTACTCGTGCTTCAATCCAATCAACATAATTAGGCTCACAATCCTTGCGTTTAGTATAGTGCTCGCAATTAGTACGGAAGTTAGAACTAACTCCACCAATGCAATAGAAACAATGGCCATACAAGTTATGACGCTTCGTATCAGTCACACAGTTCCCAACCCAGTGAGCACAGTCACCGCACTTCAAATCAGACTTCAAATCACAGTGAGAGAAACACTTTCCAAATGCTTCATGATAGTAAGGGCAACCCTTCTTATCGCCGTTAGTATGTGGACAATTCTCAAACGCTTGCATCGGCTTTCCTTCCGCTTGTTTTTTCCTTGCAGGTATATAGTAACAAATACAAGGCGATAATATAGGCAGAATCATACACTCCATAGAATCTCCATACTTCTTCACAAAGCAAAAAGAGGACACGGAAAATTCCATGTCCTCAATTCATTACTACAGAAACGTCCAAATGCTCTCACCATCTTTTACCGGCACCCAATAATCAAGATTCTCCATCTTCTTCAATTGGTTATCAATTGATATTCCATTATCAATATCTTTCCAATATGCTTCATAGTCGAACTTGCACTTGCTCAAGTCTTTAGTTGGCTTTTTGAAAAATGAAAACATATATTAATTCCTTTTAATGTTTAATTACCAAGTAATTCTTGCGCTATGATCTGGTGTGCAACAATAAATTTCTTCTATGTTATATCCCTTTTTCTTACACAAGTTTTGTATAATGCGGAAGAAAATTCTTCCTTCCTTTAGCAACTCACTTTTTTGTATGCCATATTTAACATATTTAATATCAACAAAATTCTTATTATTTGAAATTGCTTTAGGAATTTGAACATTGAAACAGTGTTCAGCAGCTTCTTTTGCTATTGATTGAATTTGATCTTTGCGTGTTATCGGCATATCTTTTGTTGATTTTGTTTTCAATTATGTTTACCAGACTTTCATTCGACTTAAATTATGCTTTTAATTTCCAAAATAAAATCATAGTTTCAATATTAACTACACAATCAACTCGGCCATGTAATACTTAAACTCGTCATAGTCTACGTCCAAATATCCAATTGCGGCATCAGACCACAACTCAAATAGAAGGTCATCACAAAGAGACGTATCAGCAACAATGTCTCCCATGACGCAAATTGTTGTGAATATTGCCCTGGACTGTTCCTTTACTGCATCCTCCCAATAGTTTTCAATCATAAAAGATTTTAGATAGTCGAACATATGTTGCAGCATATCTGGCTTCATTACGATTTTCATTATGGTTCCTTCCCGCTTAAAAGCCTATTTTGAAACGATTATTCTAAAACCCAACAAATATCTTAAACGTCTTGCCCATCATTCCTACGCTCTCCCAATCGCCATCAACTTCCTCAATGTTGGGATTGTCCTTAACGGCTTGCATCATGGTTTCAAGTACCCAGTTCTCTACTTCTTCTGTAGTGTCGAAATTATGCTCATACGCAACAATATCACCACTGTCATTAACAAAAACAACGCGACCGTTATATTCCTTATCGCTCTTATCCATCCAGTCATGCACCATGATTACTCCTTCAGATTGTTACTGCCGTTAGAATAGTTCTTTTAATTGTTTATACATTTCGCTCATAAAGTTAATGCTTAATCCTCACATTGAAAAAAACAGGATTATCAAAAATAGGATTATCAATATTATGTTCTTTATAAACTTTATAAAGGTCGATACATGTCAAATCATCTTCTATTCTAAGCAAACTTCCACACAAACAAAAAATAGTACAATGGGAAACTTCATCTGGTGTGTAATCAGTAATATACTCGTTTCCGCACACAGGACACTTATATCCATATTTACCATCAATGATAATATGCTCGCCCATACCAACTTCCAATCTCTTGAAACTAAACTTTTAATTGGATAGCTCTGCCAATTCATTAAGCGCACAATAGATGAACATATCTCGCAATTCTTCATCGGTGCAATCATAATCAGTCACAACAGTAATAGAGCATTGATTAGCATAAATAGTCCAGACAAACTCAAACTCCATGTATGACTTACCACGCATCTTATCCATAATCTTAATTGCGGGCTTACGATTAAATAGTCCAGAAATTTCATAACGTGCCATGATTATTTCCTCTCTTGAAAGTTTGTTTTTAATTGCTAATGCCGCTCATGTGAGCATACGCATTATCAATTTTATCAATTTCACTCTTAGAAAGATGGTCTATACAAACATTTTCCTCAAAGCAATAACCACCACCGCATTTAGGGCAGAAGTCTGTAGTTTCGCCTTCGTAAATACCACAAATCAAATGCTCTTCTGGGACAATCGCGCCACACAGCTTGCATTTCACATAGTACCAATACTTCTTCATATCTTCGCTTTTCATCTGCTCATAACACATAGTCAAATACCTATCAAACTCAACCTCGGTGAACAAGTAGAACATCTGCTCAACAGCCTTGCGACCGCTATTGTCCTTGCGTTTCCACATATCGAAAATATCCTGTGCAAGTCCGCTGACCTCGAAATCGGATTCGTCCATAAGGTCACACAGAATAGTATCTGCATCAATACCATAAGCCATTTCAGCAGACTTGTCGTTAAGTTCCTCAACCTGCTCAATCATGCTCTCAGTCCTGTTGCACATAATGTTTCCTTCCGTTCATCCTTGCCTTACCTTGCCTATATAATACCATCTAATAGCACCAACACTATTGAGAATCACAAGACCACATAATTTCTACATAATTCTCAACAAACAAAAAGGGCAGATCGCTCTGCCCTTAAATTATTATTGAATTGAAATACTTACTCCACGTTACACCAAAAATCTTCCTCGACAAAGCTAATACCATCGTACATTTCGTACACAATCTTGTCTGTAATGTCATCTGGATACTCTGCGCTCTGAATTGCCTTCAAGCGCTCCTCATTCATATTTGGCAGAACTTCTACCATGTAATAAAGCTCTTGCTTCAACTGTGCCAGCTCGTCATGGTTAAGGTCTGTGACGTTCATTGTTATTTTCCTTTATCTTAATCGTTAGTTTTCAAGCAGCTTGTCAAACTCGGGCCAATAATCCTCGATGTATTGTCCGTCAAGGATTTCGTCTCGTGTCATTCCCTCTGCGATGCGCTCCGCTTCTTCATAGCTATCAGCTTCAATGTCGGCGCTAATGGTGATGTTATAAACCGCTGTGTAGGTTGCCATAATAGTTCCTCTCTTAGAAGTGTGCTTTTAATTGCCGAGTACAGGCCAATTATCAATGTTATCAGTATCGTATCCTACATACACTTCTTCCTCGTCTACCTCATAAAAATCATGCACATGGCTATATCCGAAGAATTGCATATCTTTCTTCAAAAACTCCTCGATTTCATCTTTGCTAGGATGGTGAGTTGTCTTTATAGCAATACTATATGTGCTGCCGTCATTCTCAAGAAACTCTACAACGTAGTAAAGACAATCTTCTTCGGTACAGAAGATTCTATCCCACGCCATGTTCACAGCACACCACTGACAATCTCCATCGTTACAGTGACCAGCATTAACCTCGCTGCGGCAATACTCGTTGAACATCTGCTTGAACAGTTCCTTATCCATTGTCTTTCCTTCCGTTAAGCAACTTCGGCCAAATCTTCTACAATCGCATTGTCAAGCACAGCAGACGGATAAAGTTCCATAGTATCTTCGGACGTATATTCCTCCAAGAAGTCTGCAATTTCATCTTCGCCGATGTAATCAACAAGCCAATCATCCTTTACGGCGAACTGGTATGTGGTAACGTAGCCGCTTTCATCTTCCTTGTTCATGTACAGGATAGTCGCGTTGTTGTTGGTCATTGTTCTTCCTTCCGTTTTGTCTTGCCTTGCCTTACAGTTATTATTCTACTACTGTTAGGCTCTTTGACTAGCGAGAACAAAGCATCTACACAATCTCTCCACAAATGGAAAGGAGCGAGGATTATTCCCCGCTCCATAGGAATATGTTTTAATTGTTAAACTTCAAAGTGGTCTACAATATCATTATAAGTAACATTATAGTGCAACTTGAAGAACATTCCGAGCGCTTCATTGATATTTAGTGCATCAACATAGCAATAATAACGCTCATTATCGAAGTCGAAAATAATTTCCCACGTAGAATCATCATCGTTTGTATTTTGTCCTACGTCTTCACGGTAAATGTTTCCAATCAAATCTTCGTTTTCGATGCTATCACTACAATACATCGTTTTCCAATTGCCCACGATATATCCTTCCGTTAGAAATGTGATTTTAACGCTCGCTATCGTCAATGATATGCCACGTCCACTCATACTCACCATTGTTAGCAGAAACCCTTGCATAATGCCCGACAATATCTGCATTAACATTGTCGTATCCTGCGCCGTTTTCTGCTTCTTCCTCATAGGTGTTTTGTGCATCATCGTGAATAAACATTACGGCATCATCAATATCATCAAACCAATCGTAGCTTGAAATGTTCTTGTTATGAACTGCGTAGCAGATAACTCCGTACTTCATTTTGTTTCCTTCCGTTGGTAACGTGATTTTAATGAGTGTCGTTCTCGTGTGCCTTAAACCAAATATCAACTATCATAATAAACATTATGAAAACGAATACGGCCAAAGGCTCTTCTGGGCAAAGTACAAATCCAGCTGCAAGGCCGATAATAACAATGATAAAATAACGCAGGTAAATCATTGTTGTTTCCTTCCGTTAGAAACGCGATTTTAATGCAGATTCTCAATCAGATAATAGTAGTAATACATATATTCATCTTCGTATGTATCCCAATCATCCTCATAGAAACCGTCAAGACAGAACTTAATCTCGTCTACAAGAGTGTCAAATGGGATATGCTCTGGTGCTTCGTGTTCAAACTCGCTGCCACCAAAGTAGAACCAGTAATCGCCAATCTCGCAAATCAAACATTCATCGTTAGAGGGATTGATAAGACCCTGCTTCAATCCGTTCTCAATCATTTTCCTAGTGATGATTGCCATGCTCTTGCCTTTCTCTTTGTTGCCTTCTTGACTTGCAGTTATATAGTACCATGCCAAGCTACTATATCTTGTGGGAATCTTATATCCACACAATCTCTACACAATTGCCCACACAAAAGAACTAGAGCGGATATTTCTATCCGCTCTTAGAAACGCGCTTTTAATTGATTAGACAAACTCAACTTCCCAAAAATCGTATAGCTTGCAAGTTCCGTTTTCAAACGTCCAGTTGCTTGCCTTGCCATACATAAGCCAACTACCAAGACCATCATTCATTTGAGAAACCTTATTGTTTGGTTCGTCTTTTACAACGCTATAAAAACCATTCGTTTGAACTTTGCTAGGTACTCTAATTTGTCCATTAAACTCAGGAAACGTGTCATTTCTGATGATACGAAAAGCATTTCCATTTTGGATAGCACGTTTGAATTGCGCTAGATTCTTAACTTCCATTGTGTTTCCTTCCGCTTGAAATTCCAGTTTTAATCTAGCATACAGGAGAGTTAAGCCAAGCGACAAGATCTTTTTGCGTATCGAATCCGCAGATAGGCCCGGCAAACCCGTTCTCAGCTCCCCAAACGTCAAAGCGATGATCTGCCATTTTATCGCCAACTGCAATAGTATAAATAACATTACCAGTCTCAATGTCTGCAAAACGGAAATCATCATACAGAGGGCCAACGAAGGGGCAATTGTTCTTGAACCAAACATACATAGTATCAAGGTTGATCCTGCCACCGTCCTTAACCTTCTTAACGATATTACCGAGCTTCTTTGTTTTGTTCCTCAGTGACGAATCCTTACAAAACCAATCATACCAACCGGCATCACACTGGGTCTTAAAATCGGGAGAATCAAAATCTCCATTGTTAAAAGCAACCTGCCATTCACGAACGCTCATGTTTGCCATTGTATTGCCCTTCTCTTTTACGGGATTGATAGGTAAAGCAACTAAATCTAACAGTATGTAAAGACTTCATCCTCTGTAGCATCGTGCATAAGATACCACCTTGCATCTTCAATGAGCGGAGCCTTCTTTTCATTTTCGCTATGGTATTTATCAAGCGTTTCTTCAATAGATTGCCAACGCACAAGATAGCTATTTATGATCTTACGCGCAATGTTCCACGGTGCCTTTTCAAGTCCATCAACATTGTCAAATCCGCAGATATAATCGTTATCTGCTCCAACTGCATCATGCCACATGAACGCCGTATTTCCGGTAGGATCGTCAATGATGTGGCACTCACGGCAAACATAATCGCCATAATAATCAAATGCCTGATTTTCAACATACAGGTAATGATCGTCCTCAATGTAAACGTCACACTCTGTAAAGATATTGAACCTTGCGTTCTCATGCCAAGCCGTCATTTTGACTACCTCCAATGTTGTTTGCCTGACGTTTGCAACTACATACTAGCATTATTCCAGCTACTTTTCAATCACAAAATTAAAGATCATAAGATTAATAAGTACAATAAAAAAGAGCGGAGATTAATTTCTCCGCTCTTAATTACTAACGCTCGATTTCAATGTATGTGCCGGACGCTTCTTCCTCTGAAACATTAAGACCATACTCCGCGTAATTCTTTGCAAGTTCTTCGCCAAAGTCCACGCAAGTCAAATCAGTGTTGATCTTCAACAGGATATCACACACTGGGCAGTCTATAGTAGCGCCAATGTAGTCAATTGAGATCTCTTTGGCTGAATACTCTGTGACGATATGCTCACCACAAACAGGACAATCAAACTTCCAAACAGTATCACACATGGCAATCCCTTTCGCTTGTTTGCCTTTATGCTGTTCTGTTGTCAAAGGACGATTATATATTCCCACTTCTTATATTGATAGTCAATAGCAATCTTCCAATAATTTTAGCAAATAAAAAGAGCGACCGGGATATTTCCAGTCGCTCAAATTTATTTTACTTCCACTTGCCGTCAAATATTTCTTCGCACCGATCTTCTCCGTAATAATAATAATTATTCCTGATCCAACCGTTATGCTGATAAGTCACAAGTACAATACCATTGTGAGCAACGTGTATTGCGATCTTCTCTCCGTCTTGATTCTCTCCGTAGAAAGGTTCCGGGCTGTCTCCATGCTGATCCATGACTGCATCACGAATACTCATGTCAGACCAATCATTGATGATAATTGATTCCATGATTATTCCTTTCTTTACATATACTTGTTAGCGAGTTATTTGTAAGCGCTTAAAATGTAAGTAGCTATTAGAAATCCCATCCATCGTAATCTTCTAATGCACACACAAGGCCATCAAAGTCCTCGTTAGGCCCAAGTATATCAGCCAATGTGTAGACAATATCCTTTCCATAATCTTCTGCAAGACTGTTCAGATAATCCTTGCGATCCTTATAGCCGTTATCTGTGTAAGCACTCATTGTTTTCCCTTTTGTTACTTATCATTAAAAGAGTAGTTTTATTTGGTGTTATGCTATGGCAATTACAGTCTTTGTCATATCTTTCAAAGCGGCGAACTTTTCACCATAATAAATAGTAAATTCTTTGATTCCGTAGCGATCAATTCCGCATTTAATCTCGTCTGCAAGCAGACCATCGCAATGCCAGTTACCAGCACAACCACGGTCAATAACCAGATAACCACCGATAGGATCTTTGCCGAATACGTGCCAGCTCTGTCCATTAGTGTTAAAAATCTTGTCGATGCTGTCAATCTCTGCCGCTTGAATTGTGGTAATGTTGATAGACATAATTTTTGCCCTTCTGCTTGTTTGCCCGTCTATTATTCCGTTCTTAAAGTTCGATTGTATATTCTCACTTTCCCCGGTTGCAGTCAATATGTTTTACAAACTTTTTTGGCAAAAGAAAAGCCCCACATTTTCCGTGGGGCTTGTTGTTTATTTGTTTACCTTTTCATCCTGGCTGCAATTAGCCACTGGTCATAAACATAATCGTAGTCTGTTCCGATGATCTCAGCCAACTTAGCAAAGCAACGCTCACGTATAATGCTATCTGCATCCCCGCCAAGATAATCATATACATCGCGGTATCTATCCAAAGTCTCAAACAGTCCGCTAAAAGTAATATCGTCATTAAGATATTGTCCTAGATCGTCAGTAGGATATTCCTTAATGTACCATTCCTTGATATTGGCGTTAAACATTTCCGATCCTTTCTGTTGCTTGCCTTGCGTTGCAACAAGATTGTATACCTTTTTAGACTACATAGCAACAACAAACAAAGATCTCACAAGAAAAAACGGGAGCAGGAATTTTATCCTGCTCCCGGAAAACCGTGGTAATTGTAAAGGGCAAACGGAAGAGAAAGGCAAACGAAAGGAGAGAAACCACGGTTTTATGTTAAGGCCGATGCTTTTTAGCTGGCCTGGTAAAAGTCATTTATCTAATAACGTGGCTTAATCTTGCACGTATCGCCGGAAACATAGTTATTAACATTCCAACTATAGTCTCCATCGTGGTCATACATATCAACGTATGGAACGCCGATACGCTTTCTGCCATTAACATACTTATCCATGCCGAATCCTACAACCTTGTACGGCTTAAAACCATCGTGAACATTACGCATGTAAACTTCATCGCCAAGCTGCACGTCAGAAACAGGAATTTCGATTGCGTCTAGGTAATCTCCAAGCCTATCATCTTCCGGCATGTTTTTGTCAAACTCACGCAGCATTTCGTTGAAGTCATGCGATTTTTGCTCTGCACCACTGAAATACTCGCGGCCTACGATCTCCCAACCATCAATGATATAAACGCCGTTATCGCAATATCCGCAGAGATTTTCATACAGATCAATCCCGACACAAAGCGTACCGCCAAAGAAGTTTGCTGCTACCTGTGCAAGACGCGCCCAGCCGTAACAATCATTACTAGGGGAGCGATAGCCTTGCAACTCACAATACTTAAGCATAGGCTCAACGCTATCTCGCCCACCATTCCAATGAAGATACATACCGATCTTCTTGTCCTTAGTAGTGATAACAGCACGATTACCCATGATTGCTACCTCCGTGTAGCTCGTTCCTTACGATGCTTACAATATACTAGCTTGCACTTGCTAAATCAATAGGCAATCTTGATTTTATTTTCCATCATAATTTCTACACATTTGATCTCTCGGAGGGAAATATCAGCACAACAGCATGATCGTTTTACCCGGCTTATTGTATGTTTAGACGCATTTTACGGCTCTGTAAGGCGTTTTCACATCAAAAACGTGTAAGTGTTCGTTTTTGAATATGCAGCGCCTTAAAACGCAATATAACGCTTTTATGCACACATAAAGAATGGCCCAGATAAACCGGGCCATTGCTAGGGTTCTATTGGATTTGTGCCGCTAATCTTCCATCATTTCTTCAACGTCAAATGGGAGATCGTTTACGTTAAAGACAGTAAATCCGTTATATTCAAGACATTCGGTTACGCTCTCAAACATAAAATGCTGGAGGAAATAATCGTCTTGCAGTTCTTCCGCGAAATTGCTTGCTGGTTTCCATTCCTCGGCGATAGGATCAAACCCGGCTACAAGCCTAATCCAGATAACTACGTAAGTATAGTTATCATCTACATCAATGTAAGGAATGGTATAGAACATTTCGTTTTCGTTGCACTTAGCGTAGAGATTTGCTTTACCCATATATGCCCTCATTGTATTACCTTTCTACTTATCCGATCTAGGCTGCATTACCATCGACACAATACAAATGCTCAAACACAAAGCCCTTGCGCACAGCATCGTCAAACGCTGCGTTTTGGGCATACCTAACAAGGCTACGGCGGTTCTTATGCTCATAGCGGGCTGGCAAGGTGAATTCCTCAACATGCTTAGTGTACTTACCAAACCTGCCATATTTTCCGGCGGTGTAAGAAACAGTGTGGTAGATCATTGTAAGTCCTTCCGTTTGTTTCTTCAAAACAACTTAATAATACAGAAGTAGATCAGCGGTATAACCTATATGTATGAATCTCCATAATCTCTCAACAATTGATCTAACGATCTTAACGCATAAGGGGAAATCCGGCTTTCCAGATCTCCCCTTATTTTAAGTTAGTTTATCTATGCTGCTTTATCATCGCCAAACGCTTGCTTGCTGTGGTGCTGGGTGCATCTGGTGATGATCGTTTGCTTCGTACCCTTGTAGTCGCTGTGATCTTTAACAGTGAAGCTGATAGCGGTTGTATCATCGGAGATATAGTTGCTGGTTTTCCATGTGAGTACGGTATCGTCCTGCAAAACGATATTCCAGATCATCATTAGGCCATAATCTGTTTCGTAGCTTGCAACGCGCTTATACTCCTTAACCGGAATATTCTTATAGCGCTTGCCGATCTCGCCCCAATATTCGTGCTTTAGTTGCGCCCTTTTAGCGCGTTCGATCTCGCGCTCCTGGTGCTTGAAATAACCTTCCGGACAATAACACATGATACCAAGGTTATTGTAAGAGACACACCCTGCGTCAATGATTGTCTGAATGTTGTGGATAAACGTGCTGTTAGGCTCCAAGGATTTGTAATAAGCAATAATGCTTTCTACTTTTTTATCAAGCTCGCTATTGTACTTTGCGTTACCAACAAAATCAGACTTGGAGAAAGACACATCGTTATAACGATGATTGCGCAGCATTTCGTTAAGTTTGTCTACCTTGGTATCAAGCCTGTTATCAATCAAAGCATAACCAAGCATATTGGTGACAAGCTGTTTTGTAGAAAGATTGTCGCCATAGTTATCTACTTTGAGATAGCCCATCTTTTCAATAATGACGGTTGCGTACTGCAAAACATCTTCAACGGCGCTGTATTTGGTTCCGCTGCCAGTGTAAAATACGCCGTCAAATTCTTCGAGTTCGGCGATCCCGTCCAGCCAACTTGCAACATTTTCCATGTCAAGGCCGTTAGTGTAGAGATTAAGACAATGCCCGCCAACCTGGTGGAATTCCCCGGTTTCAGTATTGCGGATAATGTACAGGTTGTTCCTCTTGCGCTCTGTGTGGCAATGGTCGCAGACGTTAGCGGAATGATAGAAACGCTCCGGCACTTCGATCTCGGTATTGCAAAGACGGATAATGTTCCCGCCCGGCATAATCTCCATTACACCGATGAATTCCCAACCGTTGATCTTCGCTGTTCCTTCGACCTCAACGACAATAAACCTATGATAGACCCAAGGCTTCTTCCTGTCCTTGCGCATCTTATCGCCAACGATCTCAAACACGAAATCGTTGCCGTACTTTGCGCACTTCTTCGCCACGCGCTTTAGCTTCTTCTCAACTTCGGGGTAGAAATCCTCGTGGATCTCGTACTGCATGATCTCTCTCCTTTTCGCCTAGTGAACCATGCAAAGCTGTTCTTTCGTGCCCAAGGGCATTATACTACAAAAATGCCGTGGAAGATCCGAGAATATAGATCAATATAAAAAGGCTCCGCACATTGCAGAGCCTTTAGCTTTGGTGATTATTATAGTTATCCTTTAAGCGTTTCGTTGATCTCCTTAACTGTTGGATAGCAAGCGTTGATAACGCGGCTTGCCCATGTATTGTCGTTTTTCTCGTGATCGCTGTAGTTTTTCAGCATGTCAAGGACTTCTGCGTATCTTCCGGCGTTGTACCATTCGTTAAGATAATATCGCTTATACGCCTCTGTTTCAGTTCTGTTATGTTCATTAAGCTCTGCTCTTGCGTAAGTATTGCACAAGCACATATCAATATACAGACGGCAAGCACGATCAAACAGGGCTGCTGCGGTATCGTCTGCGCTTACAAGGTAAAGCTGCATAGCTTCAAGAGTTCCGGCGTTAGGTTCTGCGTGTGGGCTGCTCAACATATTGCCGTTAGCGTCCTTCATGTAATCCATCTTCATTTGAGTTCCCTTCCGTTTGTGTTTGCCGTTGTTATCCGGTGAAGATCTCCCGGATTCTTGAAAAGATTATATCATCTATATATAAAAAAGCAGGGGAGAAAATTCCTCCCCTGCAAATGTAATTAACTTTTGTTTTCTTACTGTATCATGTTGCGAAACTCCAACCAGACGTTGCACTCGTCATCGCCAAAGCTACCGTTAGGGATCACGCCGTTACGCGCCATATCAGCAAGGACGAAAACCATCCCAATGCTCATGTCCCTGTGATTCTCAAACCCATCCATGATCCGAGCGTTGCGCTCGTTCTGCTGCTTGTTGCCACACTTAATAGCCCTGCTGCGATCTGCGCTCCAGTTGTTGTCCATGTCGGCTCCTTTCGTGTTTGCCTTGAAGCTAGGCAAATTATAGCACATAAAAGATTGGGGAGGGTTGTAAATAGCCCTCCCCTTTAATAATTATTATTGTTTTCTAGCGCAATTTAATCACCCCTGATCTAAGCTCTAAACCCATATCACATTAACTAGCGCAATTTAACCACCACCAATCAATCCGATCCGAACAGGGCAACTTAGATCTTACACAAGCTCTCGCAAAAGCTCGTTGAGTTCAGTCCGGCTCACGCGCTTATCATCAAACCTAACTCCGTCATAAGTGCGGTCATTGTCGATCCCAGCCCAGCTAATAAATCCATTATAACTGATAATGCGGCGCTGCTCCTTGCGCCATTCGGCATAATCACATGCCAAGCAATACATATCATTGTTAAGCTCGTTAGCTACGCTCCAAGTCTGGTAATTCTTCCAGCCGTTGTAATCGTTATCGCTCATTTTCCCGTTTCCTTTGTTACGCTGCTTATGTAGGTGCCGGGATTAACTAGGCTCCCGGCGGGCCTATTGGATTTTACGTTTACTCGCGGCTGTAACTATCTTCCGCAGCTTCTATGGCTTCTTCCCATGAATACCCGTAAAACCATCCGCTATCCACAACATGCGCGCCGTTATCGTCATAGGGGTTGTTCTTTCCGCTGATGATCCACTCGTAAAAACGGATCTTGCCACGCGGCCCAGCTCCCCTAGTGTCGGCTTCAATGTAGATCCTGCCCTTCTCGGTGTCACACCTAACGCCCTGGATCTTGCCGTTGTGCCTAAACATTCCGGTGCAGGGCGACCACTGATAGCGGCTGTTCACGTTCTCGCAAACGCAATTAACGGCTTCAATGGACTTTGCAAGTTCCTCACCGTAAAACGTGGCCTTCATCTTTCTTTCCCTTCCTTCCGTTTCCGGTTGCCTTTCGGAATGATTACAAGATAAGACTTCAACCAAGATCTGTCAATGCTGCCGGAGATCATTTTCAAGAAATTTTCCGATTATATATAGATGAATAAATACATAAAAATTTTCCGTTTGAATGTATATACTGATTAACTTATATAAATTTTCCGTTTAATATCAATAGATACATTGATAAATAAATATTCCGTTTACACTTGTTTATTTATCTAAAAATATTCCGTTTATAGATATATAAATTTTCCGTTTAGACTTATTTATTTATAGATAAATTTTCCGATTATACTTATCTTATAAAAATTTTCCGCTTAGAGATCATTAATAGATAGATAATAGATAAATAGATAAATAAAATAAAAAGCCCCTCACATGGAGGGGCTTTAATTGGTTTATTCGGTTTGTATTGCTAGACGAACAGAACCCTGGTGACGCTGCCGTCTGCGAAGGTTGCAAGGCTGATCGACAGGGCATCAGTAACCAGGTTAATCTGATCCTCGGTCAGTCCGGTGGTGTTGCCATCCTCGTCATGGCTCACGAAAACACAGTTACCGTAAACAATGTCGATCAGTTGCTCGGTGGCCTTATCTACGATAGCAAGCTCCTTCTCGAAGCCGTCAAGCAGCTTGCCCTCGTCATTGATAACAATGTCGATCCCTGCTGCGCACAGCTCACGGCTCAGATAGGGGATCTCGATGTAGCCGCCGACAAGCTCCTGCAACTGGGAGAGGGTGTCGCCCTTCTTGATCTCATGCTCGCGGAGATCGGACTTGCTCAGAACCAAAGACTTCATTTTCTTACCTTTCTCTTGCCTTTCTGCCTTACGCTTTCGCGCTGCGCTAATTGTAACACACACAACGGCCAGGAATACCTGGAAACAGAAAAAATAAATTGGCATCAAAGAAAAATAACTGGCGCTGCGATATTGCCAACAGCGCCAGCATGATTATTTGTTATCTTGCTTTTAGTTATCTTGTTTTGTTTAGTCTGTTGAACGTAGATAATACTTTAGCTCCGCTCCCTTTAGATTGTCGCAAGAATAACTGTCTACTTCTGCCCATGCCATAGCATAGACTTTTTCAAGATCTGTATTTACGTCTTTGTGTTCGTCTATCTTGCTATCTAGGAATAGAGATAGATCGGTGAGCTGCCTGTAATCGTTTTTTGCTTCTTCAAAGCAATTCTCAAACGCATTTTGCACAGCATCAGATCCGGCTTTCTCGGCGGCTTCAAACATGATATTAAAGTTACTCATAGCTAACCCCTTTATTCTTTTGGTGTCAAAACATTGATTACCCCTTCAAACTTGGTTTCTGGTAACGATCTTTTGCAGTGCGATTAATCAGCGCATAACGGCATCACCCCAAAACATACAACGACAAACAGGACAACTCATTAGTAGATTATTGTCGGGTGTAGCAGAGCATATCATTACAGAGTATGCCCGCGTGGATTATATCACTTTGTTGTTGTGTTTCAAGCGAGAAAATTAAGGTACATAATAACATTATAATTTTTTGGTTATCAGATGGTTTGCTCGGTAATGCAAGATCGTCTCTGCTTGAAGATATGTAAATATAAATAACAGAAACACATGCAGAAAATACTGGCAGAAAATATGAGATTAGTATGATATTGCAATACATTGTAGTTATTTTGTATTTTGTATTTTGTTTATTAAGCAACATAAATTAAACGGCGTTAAATACTAAAAGCCGCGCAGCATTTCTGCTGTCACGGCGGATAATCTACGGGCGATCATGGGCGAATGTTAATGACGCTGCGTCATGGAAAGATAGATATTTTTGCATCATAAAATAGTTTGACGCGCTGCAACATAAAGCACCGCGCCAGCGTTTGAAAATATAGGGGAATGTCTTGCCGCGCATCATGGGAACAATTGGAGTTTTGCATCATAGGGGCAATTGGCGTTTTGCATCATGGGAGCGCCGGAGGATTGTAGCGGGCGATCAGCGAAGCGCCTTAATGCCGTCTCGCCCGGTGCGGTCTTGTGCGATCACGCCAGCCGGAGCGCCGCCGCCGTGGTCATTGTACCACGCCAGCGCCAGCCCTGCAAGCTGCCAGCCGGAGCAGATCGCCAGCGCCAACACGCCAGCGCCAACACGCCACGCCAGCCCGCCAGACGAACAGCGGCCGCGATTCTGCCAGCCCTGCCGCCGATCCTGCCGGAGTAGGCAGCAGCAGAACACGCAACAGCCAGCGCCACGGACACGCCCAGACGCAACACAAGCCCGCTAGAAAGCCCGGAGCAAGCGCAGACGAACACAAGCCCAAACGGAGCAACAAAAGCAGCGCAGGAGCCAACAGGAGCGCCAGCAAGCTGCACAAGATCAGCACCGGGAGCCAAGGAGCGCCGCGCAGGATCGCGGAGCGTTGCAGGAGCGCAGCCGCATTGCGCAGGATCGCAGGGAATACCGGAGCAGGAGCGCAGCAGGGAAAGCCGCAGGAGCCGCCTATATTGCGATATGGGACACAGTTGGAGCAAAACGCGCCAGCAGATACAGACGGAGCAGAAAGCCGCTCACAAACGAACACAGACACGCCAGCGCCAACAAACGGAGCGCCAGCGCTTACAGGATCGCGGAGCGCTAGAGAATCAGCAAAAGCAGCGCCGCAGGAAAGCGGCAGGGCATAGCGCCCCACCGCCGTCACTGTTTGCCGCCTTTGCCCGTAATGGTATCCCACGCGCTTATAACGTCATTGTCGGATCTAAAATCATATTGTGAAAGATAGTAGACCCCCTGCGCTTTGTAGTGTTCGGCTATAGCGTCACGATCAAACCCGCCGATTGAATAGCCGTAGTTTTCCATATAGTCACGGACTACGGTAGACGTTTCCCGCCACGCGAAACACATACGCCTAAGCGCGGAGGGGTGCGCAAGGTGATAGGCTATTTTTGCCATATTCACCGGAGCGTCAAAGTCTTTTAGAGTGTACTCTACAACATAGGCATATTTTGCCCTTTTTTTGGGCAGCACCCCATTAATACAAAGGATCTTTACAGGAATTCCGGCACGCTCAAACAGACGCACAAGCGCCAACACTCGCGCCCCTGCATCAATCAGAGTATTT